CAAAGGCGAAACCAACGAAGAGATTGTGGATGCTTGGTTTAGAACTATTGTAACTCAAATGCTGGCAGAAGAAGGTGTTGACACAGAAAGAGGCATGGGATATATTAATGTAACTCCGATCGATAACGGAAGGTCAGAAGTTTCTTGATGCATCTATATCTTATAGATAATAAATTATTGCTTTTAACGCCTAAACATGCTATGCTATATGAACTTGAAGGCTGCGATGTCTTTGATCTAACAGAAAGTTTAGGACTGGAACCGGTATGAGCACATATTTATTAATTGACTTAGCAAATGTTTTTTTTCGCAGTCGCCATGTTGTTCGAGGCGACATTGACACAAAAGTAGGTATGGCCATTCATATTACTCTTTCATCTTTAAAAAAAGCATGGGACGACTTTGACGGGGATCATACTGTTGTATGTCTCGAAGGAAGGTCGTGGCGTAAAGATTTCTACGAGCCTTACAAAAGAAATCGAAAAGAAGCACGAGCAGCAATGACTGCAAAGGAAGAAGAAGAAGATAAAGTTTTTTGGGAAATCTTTGACGAACTAAAAACCTTTCTTACCGAAAAAACAAATGTTTCTGTATTACAGCACAAGAATCTAGAAGCCGACGATTTAATTGCTGGCTGGGTACAAAATCACCCCAACGACGAACATGTAATTATATCCACAGACGGTGATTTTGCTCAGTTAATTGCTCCAAATGTAAAACAATACAACGGAGTTACTTCTACTACTATAACACACGAAGGATATTTTGACGACAAAGGAAAGCCTGTTATAGATAAGAAAACAGGAGAACCGAAGCCTGCACCTAATCCTGAATGGATGCTGTTCGAAAAGTGTATGCGAGGTGATACTTCGGACAATGTATTCTCTGCCTATCCGGGTGTTCGCAAGAAAGGCACCAAGAACAAAGTTGGGCTATTCGAAGCGTTTGATGATAAACACACAAAAGGCTTTAACTGGAACAACCTCATGTTGCAGCGCTGGGTAGATCACAAAGGCGACGAACATCGTGTAATCGATGACTATAATAGAAACGTGGTTCTTTGTGATCTAACAGCACAGCCTACAGAGATTAGAGAAATCATAGACCGTGAAACACAAAATATCGAGTCTAAGTCAGTGTCACAGGTAGGCTTACGACTTATGAAATTCTGTGCAAAGTGGGATATGCAGAAGATCGCAGATCAGGCATCCACATTTGCAAAACCATTATCAGCGAGGTATCCGAAATGATTAAAAAAACAATTAGTCGAGATATTATTAATCCAAATTTAACTATAATCGAACCAAACGACGGCAATCTAGATAAATTTAATTTTGAAAAATTATCTAAAAATATCGACTATTGGAAGTATTTTTTAGTAGAAGAATGCGGTGCAAAAAAACAGGACAAAATTTTAATAGGAATTGTAGAATCAGATTTAAAATATATTTCGTTGTGCTTTGCTGCTTTTGAGCTAAGTTTAAAAGTGGTAATTGTGGACTATGGCAGACATGACGATTTTGTAAAAAACTATGACGATCCAAAAACAAGACTTCTTTCACCAATCGACATATTTGTATACGATCTAGATAATCATAGATTTAAAAAATCTCCTAAACATATATTTTTTAGTAAACATTCTTCTAGATCTTTTAATATTAATCAGTATAATCCTAAAAAAATAGACAAAAAAAAATTACAAGATATTTCAAACATTAGACCAAGCGAAGACGATATTTTAATGGTCTGCACAAGCAGCGGAACTACTGATACTCCTAAAATTGTTACACATACACATGAATTTCTCTATGAACTTTGTAAAAGAAATTCGTCCATGTTTAGCGGAAGCTGTGTTCATTCTAATAATCTAAATCATGGTAGTAGCTTGGCTGTATATTTTCTACCAACTCTAATGAGCAAAGATGTTAAAGAGCACTTTTTAATCGGGTTTAATATTGCAGAACCAGAATATTTTATCGAAATGTTAAAAGATTATGATATTTGCAATATCATATTTCCATATACAGAAAATATCAATAAATTTTTACAAGTCTCAAAAAAGAAGAAAATTAAATGGCCACACCTCACGGTTAGTCTTCTTACATACATTCCTGCTGACTGGAAAAATATAATTCAAGAGGGCTATGTAAAAAAGTTTGTTAGTATTTTTGGTTCTAATGAAACAAGCGGACCTGTTTTATTATCAACACTTAGTTTAGAAAATGTAAAAGATTTTACTTCTAATCGATTTTTTAAACTAGATAATTTCTATAACATAACTTTTGACAAAGATGGTCATATTTTTGCTGAACTTCCGATTTATAATAAAACTATTATGACAAATGACATTTTTCAGAAAAAAGATAACTTTTTATTTCACAAAGGAAGAAATGATTTAATACGTATAAACGGTGTTGAAATAAATCTACAGATACTGTCTGAGTTTGAATATGAATTTGAAGAAAAGTTTTCTATAATTACTGATAAAATTCAAAACAAACTATACCTAGCAATTTGGGAAGAAATGAACAAAAAAACTGCACTAAAACTAACAAATAGCTTAATTAAAAGATTGCAGAAAATATTCAAAAGTCGTAATATATCAATATCTAAGTTTGAATGTTTAAAAAAAGACAAGTTTAAATATGGAATAAAAATCGACAAGGAATTAATTAGAGAGTATTTTAGAAGTAATGTATAAAACAAATGAGGGAAAAAATAATGGCAGATGCTAAAGAAATTCTAAATGGTAAATTTTGGATTGTTGAAGAAAAAGGAATCAAAATTGGTACACTTACTCTTAGCGATGACAAATATATTTTAAGCGATAAAGATGGTACTAGATTTTTTGATTCTGAAATACAACTCAAGAAAAAATTAGGAAAAGATCTAAACTGGCGAGAAAAAGAAACTGTTAAAGAGATCGAATACGACGTTTATAATTTTCCTACTTCCTATTACCCTCACAATCCTATGTACGATGTAAAAAGAAAAATACCTCTTTTTACAAAGTCATCTAAATCGCGAAGCCTGTATTGTGCAGGCTACTATGTAATAAAATTTGAAAAGGGATGGGTCAAAAGCTTTTGTCCAAAATTAATTACATTAGAAAGGAATAGTTATAAAGGACCATTCAAAACAGATCTAGAAGCAAAAATGGAATTATCAAATGTCAAGTCAAATTGAACCAATTAATACTGCTTCTATTCAAGCGTTTTTACAGCAAGTTAAAAGTGCAGATGCAAGTAGCGCAAAAGAAGTTAAAATAGACATTCAAAACGCAAAAAGACTTGCTTTTTCGCTAGGCGAAATTTTGGCAAGACTCAACGGCGATCTAGAAAAATTGTTGTTAGAAAATAATAGCAATACAAACGAATCAATTGAAATAAAAATGGACGGCGGATCTGATTGGTAATAGATAAATATGCGTAGTTAATAAAAAGGATACGCAAATGAGTCGTCCAAAACCTACTGTTGTAATTGAGCATGTTGATAAGAAAACATATAAAAACACACAAATTTTAAAAAGTGAAGGTGTTTGGGCAGTATTTTATCAAGGCGAACCTTTTAATCTTAAGTCAGCTAATATGCTAACTAACTATCCTGGACCAAAATATCCAAAAGTATCATTTTCCAATCCTGGTCATGCAATTAATCTTGCAAAAAAGTTAAATTCTCTTTTTAATACAGACGAGTTCGAAGTTGTAAAACTCACAAAAGGCGAAGTTATTTCGCTTGACGACGAATGACCAAAAAAGAAACTTATACAAAAATCTTTCTTAAACAGTTAGACCAATCTGTAAATAGTCTGTCGATTCGATCTTCTCTTACAGAATGGTGGCAAAATCCTCGTTTAAAAGAAATCGGGGGCATGCGTCTTACAGACGAAGGTTATAGAATGATGACAGAAGACCTAGACGTGTCATTTTACGAAGTGCCTTACGCGCCCGATATGACAATGATTACTCAAATTATCATATGGCTGGACAATTTTATCGACTGTCCTTACTATCTAGGCAAACGCAGTATATCTGTAACGGACGATAAGAAAGCACTAGAACTTCATATGTTCTCTGGAGATATCAAAAAGTATGGAATTTCCAAGGCTCTAGCAAGACAGGATGCCAAAAACGATATTGATGTTCGTCTTTCGCTTTGGGAGCCAACTGACATCAAGGGTATTCCTTACTTTGATTCCAACATTGGCAAGATGGTTTGGGCTCCGCCGCTTGAACTTCCAGACGACGAGCTTGCCGCTCAGCATGACAATATTGTGCTGTTTCTTGATGAAATGAATTCGGCTGCTCCGGCTGTGCAGGCTGCTGCTTATCAGCTTATTCTCAATCGCAAGGTTGGCACTTACACTCTGCCTGACAATGTATACATTGTAGCTGCTGGTAACCGAGAGGCTGACAAGGGTGTAACCTATCGCATGCCAGCGCCGTTGGCTAATCGCTTTGTTCACCTTGAAATGACTGTGAGCTTCGACGATTGGTTCCAGTGGGCTGTTGACAATAGCATTCACACGGATGTTGTAGGTTATCTGACTTTCTCCAAGAAGGATCTGTACGATTTCGATCCCAAGTCGCCTAGTCGTTCGTTTGCAACGCCTCGTTCGTGGTCGTTTGTAAGCGAACTGCTTGAGGACTCACTAGACGAAAGCACTACCACTGATCTTGTGTCAGGTGCTGTAGGAGAAGGTCTAGCTGTTAAGTTTATGGCACATCGCAAGGTTGCATCGCAGATGCCTAATCCTGGTGACATTCTTGAAGGCAAGGTAACTGAGCTCAACACAAAAGAAATTTCCGCAATGTATTCTCTTACAGTTTCTCTCTGCTATGAGCTTAAAGAGGCCAGCGATGCAGGCGACAAGAAGTTTGACGACAAGGTTAACAACTTTCTGCGCTTTTCAATGGATAATTTCGAGACAGAGTTAGTTGTCATGGGTATCAAGCTGGCACTGACGCAGTACAGTCTGCCTATTGATCCAGACGCGATTGAGTGCTTTGACGAGTTCCACGAGCGCTATGGCAAGTATATTACAGCCGCTCAGAAGGCGTAATTATTGGGGCGATTCGTTCGCCCCTTTTCTTGACTAATCCCTCAAAATTGTGTATTATATACATACACTGGCAATTAGGAGAACACTGTGGCAGACGAAACTCTACTTGAACACGAAGAACTTTCCAAAGAAGCACTTGCTGCTCTTCAGGATGAAGTAAAAGAGAAAGTAATTACTGCTCGTGTTGGGCTACTTCTTCGTCATCCTTGGTTTGGCAACATGGCAACTCGTCTGCGTGTTCAGCCTTGTGATAGCTGGTGCCCTACTGCTGCCACAGATGGTCGCAATCTGTTTTATAACTCGCAGTTTTTTAATAAGCTTACTACCAAGCAGATTGAGTTTGTTATTGCACACGAGATTCTGCATTGTGTTTTTGATCATATCATTCGTCGTGAAGAGCGCAATCCGCAGTTGTACAACATTGCCTGTGACTACAAGGTGAATAACACACTCGTACGCGACAAAATCGGCGATGTGCCAGACATTCAGATCTACCAGGACTACAAATACGACGGCTGGACTTCTGAAGAGATCTATGACGAACTGTATGATCAGGCTGACAAGATCGATCTTGACGAGCTAGGCAAAATGCTCGACGAGCACGTCGACTGGGAGAAGGAACAGGAAGGCAGCGGTTCCGGAAACAAACAAAAGGACGGTGCCGGCAAAGGTCGTCCCAAATACACTCGCGAAGAACTAGAAAAAATTCGAGATGAAATCAAAGAAAACATGATATCTGCTGCGCAAGGTGCAGGTGCTGGTAATGTGCCTGGCGAAATTGAGCGAATGATTAAGGATCTTACTGAGCCTAAGATGAACTGGCGTGAGATTCTTCAGCAGCAGATTCAGAGCACTATTAAGAACGATTTTACTTTTGCTCGCCCGTCTCGCAAGGGCTGGCACATGGGTGCTGTTCTTCCTGGTCAGAACTTTGACGAAACAATTGATATCTGCATTGCGCTGGACATGAGTGGATCGATCGGTGACGAACAGGCTCGTGTGTTTCTTTCAGAAATCAAAGGCATCATGGATCAGTACGAAGACTATCGCATTAAACTGTGGTGTTTTGACACTGAAGTCTATAACGAAGACGAGTTTTCAGCAGACGACGGTCGCGATATTACAGAATATGATATCAAGGGCGGCGGAGGAACCGACTTTGACTGCAACTGGAACTACATGAAGGAGCATGATATCCAGCCCAAGAAGTTCATTATGTTTACGGATGGGATGCCGTGGAACAGCTGGGGTGATTCCGACTACTGTGACACTGTATTCCTCATTCATTCAGTATACGGTCGAGCACCAGAAGCACCGTTCGGAGTTACTACATACTACGAAGATGCTTAGCAATAGATCTAAGAAGGTTAATCCGTTAAACTTTTACGGAATTAGACAGCTAAAAGTTCCACCACCGCATTTTGAATATATTACTATCGAAATGCGGAGGTATAATCTTGAGCAAACTATTGTTAGATGGATTGAAAAAAATTTAAAAGGCCGATTTTATGTGGGACAGATTTACGAATTAGATAAAAACAATAAAGAAATTAAAGTAATTAAAATAGGATTTGAAGACCCAAAAGAACTTTCATTATTCACTTTAGGGTGTCCATATCTAAAGTATTAGTAAATAAACAGAGCATTTAAAGGAGATCAAAAAATGACAGATGCTAAACAAACCCCAACTGAAGCACCAGCAGAGAATAGTAACGAACAAAATCCTGCCGAACTTACGATACAAGATCTAGCAGCAATTCGTCAAATAATCGACGTTGCAAGCCAACGAGGAGCGTTTAAACCTAATGAAATGGTTACTGTAGGACAAACGTATACAAAACTTGATACATTTTTACAAGCCGTCGTAAATCAGCAAGAGGAAACCAAAGGAGAATAACATGTCTCTTAAACATGTCGGAAGAATGAAGCAGTCCAAGCGTAAGATTATAGTAGCATATCGAATAGTTCCTAACGAACCCGAAAATGCTGTTGTGATCACAACAGAGGCCCTAATGGCAGACGAACACGATGCATTAATGAAAACTGTAGAATCTAATGCAGGCCAAAGTGCATACGAATTTGCCGAAGCAATGGCAAGAACACAATTGCCTGACGGTAGAAACATGTTGGCAGCTTTCCACACAACAGGAAAAATGATAAAAGTTCGATCAAACGAAGTAGAAATGGTTCCTGATCGTAATACGTCTGTCTCATTAGACGAACTTAATGAAAATATTGCTAGACAAAAAGGTGTTTCTGTGGCCGAATTAGCGCTTACTACAACTGCAAACACAAAACAAAATAAGTCTGACGAAACACTAGTCGAAGAACCTGTAGTAGTGCAAGACACACAAGAACCGTTGTCTAACGAAGAATTAGCTTCAAAATATAGAAGCGATGCAGACCGCTTATTTAAAGAAGCAAAAAAACTTCGAGAAGAGGCAGAGAAGCTATCTCCTAAAAAGGAAAACAAAAAATAAAGTGAGCGATGACGACAGTCACTACAGTCAACCCGATCACTGGCCTGAATTGTTTGAAGAAGTTAAAATTCAAGTTATTCCTATAGAATATCTTGATTCTATACGTGTGTTATTTAATGACGGTGTTACATGGGACATAGCTGTTGCTAATGAGTTAGAAGAAACTGACATCGAAGAATCTTTGCTCGGTTTGATGGATGAATATAACGATGCCATCTATCATATTGATTTTCGTCTAAACTTAGAAAAAGTTAAAAAAGATATTTCAAGAAGAACAAAGTTCTTTATGAAAAAAAGGAAGTAAGATAAATACTTGTGTAACTGATCAGGAGTACATTTAATGTCTTTTTTGTTTAGACGAGGCACTGATGCTGAAAGATTAACAATAACCCCTAAATTAGGGGAACCACTCTATGTAACAGACACAGGAAAACTGTTTGTAGGTGACGGAACAACCCTTGGCGGTCGTTCTATCCTCGATACTGTAGTTGTGGACGATACAACTCCTGCTCTTGGAGGGAATTTAGATCTTAACGGTAACGATATTATCGGTTCAGGCAATATTAATATAGACGGAACCATAACTGCTACAGGAAGTATTAATCTAGGCGACGATGAAGTAGACAACATTAGTATCGAAGGTGTTATTGATAGTGATTTAATTCCTTCTGGAAACAATATATATTCTTTAGGAGATGTTGAAACTGCTTGGTCAAACCTTTTTGTTCAAAATATCGATGTAGAAGAAAGCGTAGTTTCGCCAGGTATCATAACAGAAAACATATCTGTATCTGAAAAGTTAGAAACAGTTGATCTACAAACTACAAGAATCATAAAAGAAAATAGCACGGTATTATATGACTCTGCTAACGACGAACTAAATTTAGAAAATATTATTCTAGGTACAGAGTTAGATGTTACTGAAGCAAAAATAACAGGGCCTCTAGTGCCTTCCGCTATTAACCAATATACAGTTGGCACAGATGAAAATATTTGGGCAGGAGGATTTTTTCAAAATCTTGATGTTTACGAAACATTAGTAGTTCCGGGAATTACAGCTTCGGATATTAATATTGAACAGAATATTACTGCTAGCGACCTTCGAGTAGACACAATTAGTAAAAATGAAAGTAATCTACTTTATAATTCTGACAATGATCAAATTTCAATTACCGACCTTGAAGTATTTGGAGTACTTAAAATCGAAGGCATGGAGATCAAAGGACCTCTTTCTCCGACTTTAGATAAACAGTATGATCTAGGTTTTTCAGGACAAGGTTGGGATACTGGTTATATAGAAACTATAGTTTCGAATAGTGTTATAACAAACAAAATTTTTAAAGAAGACAGCAGTCTTCTGTATAACGACCTCAACGATGAATTAATTGCAAGTAAAATAGATATTTCAAATACAGCCGAAATAAGCGGAACACTTGACTTGTCACAAGGAACTGTTGCTAGCTCATTAATTCCAAACGAAGATGCATTATATGACCTCGGAGCAGTAAGTGCCGTTTGGAGACGAGGATACTTTGAAGAACTAGAAGTTGATAGTTTTATACAAACAAGTTTCTTAATTTCAGATAAAATCTTCAAAGAAGATAGCACAATTTTGTTCGACTCTGATCTTGATCGTTTATACGTGTCAAGTATAGAAACAGATGCAATTACAGGAGATGTAGTTGGTTCAGTTTTCTCAGATAGTTCAGAACTACTAGTTGACGGATTAAGTGGATATTTAGTAGGACCAATTGATACAGATACTTTAGAAGTTAAAACATTAAACAAAAAAATAGCAGATTTTAAAACTGTTAGAGGTGCTGACATACCGTACGTGCAAATAAATGTATCAAACGGTACTATTGACAGTCCGGCTAATGTAGATAAAAATGAACTACTATCTGGATTTCGAATTCAGGCTTATGCAGACGGATCTTACAAAACAACAGCTGCATTAGTAACGCAACTTACTTCAGACGCAGACTACACTGCGCAAAATCCAAAATCAGATTGTATAATTGGTGTTGGAAATAATACAAGTCAAAGTCACTTTAAATTTAAAGGAGAAGGTACATTTGAATCTCCAGGTGCAGTAAAACCTGCGGTATATGCAAACGAAACCGAGAGAGATAATGCAATTCCTAATCCAGAAGCAGGAATGATGATTTTTCTAGCAGGACACGATGACAGTACTGGTTTTCCAAAATTTCAAGGGTATGACGGAGTTGACTGGAGAGACTTACATTAATTAGGTCCATCTTGGATACTTTTTTAAATTTTCAAAAAACTTCTCAGGATGAACTTGCCAAACAGTTTGATTTATTCCTCGATAAAAAACTTCAGTTGTTTTTGAAACGATTCCTAGTTTAGCTAAAGTCGGAAAGTAATATTTGTGTACTAGTCGCTGACTTGCTTCTTTGCTTTCATTACTTGTTGCAAAAAGTTTATTCTCGAAACCTGCCCATTGGATGCATTTAGGTAGCAAAAATTGATCTGTTAAATTTTGATGTTGCTCAATAAGTTTTTTTGTAGTAATCAACCCTTTAGAAATTCTCTCCTCTCCAAATGTACACACACGAGTAAGAATTCTAAAACTTTTTTCTCCCATAAGATCAAAACTATGTGCAGCAACAGAACCGATAGGTTTATTGTTATTAAATAAAATCCATGCATTCCATGATCTTTCATTTCTAAGACAATCGATCATCTTTTTTTGACTAGAATTATTTATAAATCCTCGTTTTTGAGCTTCGTTATAAAACTCATTGAGATTAATCGACGGCTCCCATTCTATAAGTTTATATGACATTTTTTCGTAACCAAATTTGATCTACAAACTGATCGCTAGGTTGTGAAATTTTTTGATCTAATTTACCGCATACTCTACTACATGTATATAATTTTCCATTATTCCAATATTTGTCCCATACTTTTTGCCACGTTTCAGAAGAAATAATACTTTTTATACTTTGTGTTAAAGCACTTATGTCTCCAAGTTCTTTTCTTAATTCTTCGTATTGTTGTTTAGTGTCTTTTCTAAAGTTAGATTCAATATCCTTGTCTCCTGAAAAGTTATACGGCGTTGATGCTAAAAAACAGCAAGGCATTACATTACGCTGAGCATCTATATATATTTCTTTAGTTTTTTTAACAGCACATTGGATTGATGCATTTTGTAATATTTGCTTATAATCTTTGATTAAATCATAACTAATTTCAGATTTTTTAGAATTTCTCGGTTTATATAATTGATACTTTACATTTCCATTTTTATCTAATACATCAAATTCATCACTAGAAATAAACCTTGCAGAATTTTTTTCTGTAAATTTTAAAAATCCTAGCGAAGCGGCAGTTTTTTTTGCAAGATCAACTTGATGTTCATTATGTCGAAATTTTATAAAACACCACTCAGCTGTGCCGCCATTTTTTATAAATGCCGTAGCATTATTAATTATTTTTGTAAAATCAGTTCCGACTCTGTATATACTGTGTGTATCTTCTAAACCGTCTAACGCAAATACTACATTATGCTTTAAAGGTAATGTTTTTGCTAATGTCTTCCACCATTCTTCACTTCTAGCACTTGCATTTGTATGAATTCGTATGTATAAATTAGGATTAATTGAAACTGAATATTTAATCATCTCTAAAAGATCATCATTTATAATAGGATCTCCAAAATTTCCGCAGAAATAAAATCCTTTAATTTGGATAAGTACTTCTTTTGTTAAAATTTTTTTAAAATCTGCAAGAGACCAACTCGATAATTTTAAAAGAGGATTTTTTATTCCGCCATGGTAGTTTCTACTACACATAGGACAACTTGCTTGACATAAACTAGTAATTTCAAGATGAAGATCTTCTAATTCATAAAATGAAAACATTATTTTTTATATCCAATTGCCATAAATCTATCATATAAGGGTGTCGAATAACTTCCTTCCATAATAGAATCAATATCTATTTTATTAGCAAGATCGGTTGCACTCGTGACACAATTAATATGTTCGTCTAAATTAAAATAGTTATTACTTTGTAAAACAACAAGAGTGTTTTGAGGAATTTGGGAATACCATTTTTGCAGTTCTTTGTCTGTTATATGTTCGCAACTTGTATTAATTACAATATCTGGAGATTCGTCATAATTGAATTTGGTCATATCTTCTGTAACTGCAAAAAACTTACCTTCCATTTCTTGTCTTTTATTTACTGTAAGAGCAATGTTTTTACAATTTTGATCTTTGTCAACCGAGATAATTTTGCGAATTGAAATATTGCTGTTAAAGAGTAAACTAGATAAGACACCATTCCATCCAGCATGTATTATTATTGTGTTTTTATCATTAACAATAAAAGGTTTTAAATTGTCTATTAACCAAATTTTAGAATATATTTGCCCTTTCCAAAAACTTTCTAGAGTTCTATATCTATCATCAGAATTTCTAATAGCATCCATCCAAAAAAGGATATCTTCGATATTTACAAACATATGTTTACCTAATAATCTTATTTATTTTAGGCAATTTTTAAGAGATGTCTTCTGATCAAAACCTAAATGAACAATAAATAATAAGATAATTATATGTATGACAAAAATAAATAAGAAGGTTTTGCTAAATGAAAGCAAGACATTTTGTATGTTTCCTTGGGTACATTTAAATGTAACTCCGAAAGGAGATGTGTACCCTTGCTGTTCTAATAATTATACTACTCCTTTTGCAAATACCAACGATGTTAGTCTAGAAGAAGCATTTAATGTTAAAGATATGAAATTATTACGCAAAAACATGCTTTCTAACAAAAAAAGTAAAATTTGCGAGTTTTGCTATAAGCAAGAAGAAATTGGAAATTCGAGTTTTCGAAGCTTTGCAAATGAGAATTTTGGAAGGTTTTTTGACGAAATCGTACATACTACAGAAGAAGACGGAAAAGTTAATGACTTTAAAATGCGGTATGTTGATATTAGGTTTAGTAATATATGTAATTTTAAATGTAGAACTTGCGGATCAGAATTTAGTTCAAAGTGGGCAGAAGAACAAGCAAAACATCAAAATTTTAAAACACCTACTGTCATACATGCAGATGCCACCGGGGCATTACTAAAAGAAGTAATAGAACAGATCGAATACATCGATATGATTTATTTTGCTGGAGGCGAACCTCTATTAACCGAAGAGCACTATATTATACTGGATAATCTTATTCAAGCAGAAAGAACAAACGTCAAACTAAAATATAATACAAATTTAAGTACACTTAAATATAAGGGCAGAGATATTGTATCTCTTTGGAAAAAATTCGAATCAGTAAATATTAGTTGTAGTATAGATCATTTTGGAGAGAAGGCCGAATGGATTCGGCACGGAACAAATTGGAAAAAAATTGAAGAAAATCTTCAAACTGTAAGCATTTTGGATCATATAACATTTGAAATTAATACTGTTTTAAGTTTTTTTAACTATCCCAGCATCACCGATTTTTACGAATTTATGATAGATAAAAAAATTATCACACCTGAAAGTTCTGCGCACACGCTCACACCAGCAATTAATCCTCCCTATTACAATCCACAAAGTCTTCCTATTGAAATTAAAAAAGAAGCAGGCAAAAAATGTGAAAAATTTATCAAAAAATATCAAAAAAGTTATCCCCATATCTGTAGTATACTACAAGACGGTATGCATTTTACAAAACAAAAAAATACATGGGAAAAAGAAAAAAATGAATTTTTGCGGCAAACAAAGTATATAGACCAAATTAGAAACGAAAATTTCTTTACTAAATTTTCAGAAATTCGATGTAATAGTTTATTTTATAATAATTTTTATCTTACGTTGTCATCGAGCAACTACACCAATTCAAAAACAACATTAGTATTTGATATTAATCAATCAAGTATTGCACAAAAATGGGCAAATGAAATATCTCTGAATTATAAATTAAAAGAAACTAAAAGATTTAGTGAGTGGAACGAAACAGAAAAGAAATATCCGTGTCCAAGAATTGTAGGTACATTTCAGAACAGACCAAAATATCTGTTACAAACGTCTGACTATAAATTATTTACTTTTCAATGGGAATATGGAACAATTTATATAAACTATTGCGAAGTCGGCATGCCGCTTTTAGATGCATTTAAAGTTACGAATTATAATCAAGATGAAATTGTTCCTCTTAAACATTATAGTGCAGATTTTATGGCTTGGTTTGGTCCTAACATACCCGACGATTATTATAATTCAAGATTAGAAAATTTTTTATTGTGGTATGAAAAGCAAAATTTAAATCTAGATATGGACAAACTTGCGTTAGGAATGATTCCTGTAGCAAAAATAAATTTAGAAAAAAATGGTTTATCCGACTTGAGTCAAAACGAAGTAAACAATTACTTAAAAAACTTTAATATTATTGATTCTGTTAAGGTTTCTTAAATTTAGGTATTTTTGAATCTGCTGAACTAACGCAAGTAGGAGTTATACAAGGTTTACTCTCTGTGAATAAATCAAATCCTTTGTCTATTGTTCCTAAAGGCAAATCGTGACAACTATACGATCTTTTTACCTCACCACCGGGTTCTCGAATAATGCAACTTTGATAGCCAGAATTGCATTGCCACCCTTTAAACTTATTAAAACCAAATGCGTTTAATCTTTCAGCTTGATCAAAATTATAACTGTGCCCTCGATCGTCTTCTAACAACATTTGATACACAATATCTCCGTAGTAATGTTGCGGGAAGCCGGTTTGTAACAAATTAATTTGTTCTTCTGTATATCCATTTACAACAAAACTTGCAGTCGGATCACTTTGAGGTTTTAGCGTAACGTTTATACCTCTGTTTGAAAACCGCATACATCTATCATAGTATTGATCAAAAAGTTCCGGAACCATTACTTGATTAATTGTAACAAAAACGCCGTCATTAATTAATTGAAGACATTTATCACCAAATTCTTGCTCTCGTGCAAATTCTGCATGGTAACTTGCTGTGATACTTCTGCGTTGTAAGGTCTTTGTACTGTTTAACCATTTAACCCACCATTTACTACCTGGGCTTAAATTTGTGGTCATATGTATGCTTTGATAATTTGAATTGTGATCATTTGAATAATATTTTACAATGTCTAAAAACTTGTTATAGGCAGTCGGTTCTCCACCAGAGAAAGAAAAATGAAATTCGTCAAATCCGTTTGTATTTGCCTGTCTTTTAATTTCGTCAATTACCCAAAAATATGTGCTAAGAGACCGATGATCCGGTTTAGACGATCGAGCATACGGCCAGCAGTAGGAACAATTATAATTACAAAATCTTGCTAATATCCAAGATACTGTAAAAAGTTTTTTATCAAATAGTGTTTTTTGACCTACTTTACAAATTTTATCGAATGGGATTTTTTGAAAATCTTCTGTATAACCAGTTGAAGTCATTTATTTTCTCTAAAGCAATTTTATCATCTTTGTTTTTAATTCCGTATTCTCTTCCGTCAACCGCGCCTCTAATTGTATCGATGCCGAATTTTATATTAACTCCTACATTACACCAAGTATCTAATCTTTCCTGTGTTTCTTCTTCACAGGATTTTTTTATAATTCCGCTTGCTAGCTTTACACATTCTCTAAATCCAGACTTCCATGCACTAAAACTACTAGTATTAAACATTGTTTTATTAGATATTTCGTCTACCGTTTTAAACTTATTGCTAATACTTGTTGTCATATCAAGATTGTCCTGCGACATATTTAATGTTAATTTAGTCGGAAGTAATTTAACTCCACCATATCCGTAACTTAGATTATTTACCGGGTTTTTTGATCTCCATACATGCACAACATCTTGATCCCATCTAGGAACTTGATATTCAAATTTAAAATTTTCTTGCATCAAAGCATCTCCGTCTACGATCCAGAACATTTCAGTTTTAACAAGTTTTGCTGCTTCGATATGTGCCTTGTGTATTCCTTTTACATTTTGTATTCTTTTTGCTTTTGGTGCAATTTTAAGTAACTGTTTGTAGTTGTAATCTGCATTAGGTTCGTTATACGAAATAAAGACAATATCGAATCTTCTAGGATCTGAAGCATTTATATCTACTTCTTTTTTCTTCATAAAAAATCTATGATCAAATTCTTTTTTTGACACTTTTTCATCTTTATTAAAAAGACAGATACCGTCATAAAATTGATTATTTAAAAAAACGTGTGTATATTTTTCCCATTCGGCTGCTTGATATTCAAAATTAAAACTTGTACTGACATCTTCTGGAACAAACCAGAAAAAGTTGGTTTTTGCTTCTTCTGTTGCTTTTAAATAATCATTATAATTGCTAACATCAAAATAGTCATATTTTTTCGGAAACGACGCAACTATGTCTATTTCTTTTCTTTTTACAAAAAATTTAAATTCAAATTCTTTTTTAGATACGATATTGTCTTTGTTATGTAAAGTTACACCATCGAAATAAGAACCGTTTAAAAAAACATGCGGGAATTTTTCCCAATAAGCAGCTTGATAATTAAAATCAAAATCTTTGTGTAACTCTACGGTGCTAGGTATAACCCAAAAGAAGTTACTTTTTGATGTTTTATTTGCGTTAAGATATTCTTCATAGGAATCAATAAAAAATTTATCATAAGGTTTTGGTGTTGATAGCATAAGATCGACTTCTTTCTTTTTGATAAAAAATCGATAATTAAATTCTTTTTCTGTTACAAGTTTATCTTTTGGAAAAAGCATCAATCCGTCATAATAGCTGTTATTTTTAAAAACGTGCGGATACTTTTCCCAATGTGCAGCTTGATAATCAAAATTAAAATTTATAGAAATGTCGTCTGGAACTGCCCAAAAAAAGGTTGTTAAACAATTTTCCGCAGCATTAAGATAATCTTCGTAAGTGTTTATATAAAATATTTCATATTTTTTTGGTGTTGATGCATTTATATCAACTTCTTTTTTATTGGTAAAAAAACGAAAATTTGCTTCTTTTTCTGACGGAAGATTATTTTTAGGAATTAAACACACTCCGTCAAAATAATTTTTATTTCTAAAAACATGGATGTAATCTTTGCTCCAATTATCTGGAATAAACGAAAAGTCAAAGGTTTTGTCTAGGTCTAAATCTGAGAAAACACACCAAAAATGAGAAGTAAAACTTTTTTTAGAAGCATCGAGTATAGTTTTTGAATGTTTTGCTGTTGGGTAAAGACTTTTTAAATTGAACCATTCTTGTGTTTTTTCTTCTGAAATGAAAAATAAGTCGTACATGGTTTATTTTAACATTTTTTTAAAGTATTTTCAAATATTTTTTCTAATTTAACAGCAACTTGACGATGTATATCAGCACCGTCGTGCATTAAATCTCGAGCTCTACCGGTATGTTGGGTTTTTACTATATGTAGATCTTTATAATTATTTTCAAAATCTCCTTGCCACGACCAATTTAATACTGGTATTTCAATACTCTTCCATAGCAAATTTACGGCAGTATAACAGGCATAATTATTCAGCATCATTTCTCCTAATTCATGACAATATCTTTTTATGTACCAATTTGTATCTCTTTTTTTTGTCTTGTTGTTTACGCTGTGATGTTTTAATTTAATTTTTTTGTCTTGAAAATATGCAAAACTTTTTCTAACAGATTGAGGCCATTGATATATAACTGCTTTTGGTCGAGGATACTGTGATTTAATGTACTGCAAGGTATTCAGATACTGAATATCAGGGCCTGTGCTTGCTTTTGCTAGATTCAAAAAATCCAAATCAAACCTAGACATTAATTGCGAGCACCAAATATCTTCGTAAAAATTTCCAACGCCTTCGGTATGTGAACAGCCAAAAACAAGAACGAAATCTTTGTCGAGGTCTTCTATATTTTTAGTCCTATAACCGTGAGAATTAAATTTATATTCGATAGGTTTTTCTAGATATTTAGGGTCGACTAGTTCTTTGTTTTTTTTAAAATCCTCAAATTCTTTTTTAGTGTAGTAAGGCACGCATTTATTTTTATAATTTAAATCAATTAAAATGTCACCTTCTACAAATTTAAGTTCAAACATTTCTAGTGTTACCGTAGTGTATTACTCGACTAACCGAGCTTGTTATTTTCCTCCAAGGATCTATAATAATGCTACTAGGAGGAATAACACAATAAATTTCGTCTTTTGCTTTGTCTTTGGTATAATCATAAGTAATACTTGCAGAATGCGCCATTAAAAATACACCTGGATTGGTTGGCTGATAATCATCGCCTGTATAAGGATCTATGTAAATAGGTTCGAAACCCATTTCTTTCACATAATATCCAACTAACAAACTGTAACTTCCATCAATATATGGTACTTTAGGTTTATAGGCTTTACCATGAATATATATCGGCATGTTGGTTTCATTAGCATGTTTAACTAATTCTTTGGCTAAATTTTCTGCCTGTATTTCTCTTGCCTGCATTATAGAATCAAATAAATCATATCCAAGATCTAGTTCTTTAGCTAGATATCTTAATGCAATGTTGTCTCTAGGATGACATGATCCGCCGTCGCCCATGCCTGCTGTCATATATTGCGGACTCATAATTCTCATAGTAGACTGAGCTAGTGCAGTAGTAACTATATCAACATTTATATTACCTTGTTTTTGAGCAACATCTTGTATCATGTTTACTAAACCAACTTTTGCAGAAATAAAAGTGTTGTAAAAAACTTTAATACATTCACATTCGTCCCAGGTACCGATTACAAATCTAGGATTGTTTTCCATTATGTTTTCATAAAAATTAATTAATTTTCGTGCATTACCGGTGTTTGACCCATCGTCAGTGCCTATCATTATCATTTCTGGATTAAGCATATCGTACTCAACCGTACCCATAGCTATTAAATACGGATTATAGATAAAATTAGTATTGTTAACCAAGGAGACAAATTCTCTTCTAGTAGTTCCTGGCAAAACTGTAGAAATCAATACCAACAACTGATTTTTTGTCATGTATTGTTCGGCTTCAGACAGCACGTTTTTTACAATAGAATAATTGAAATCTTTAGGAGAAAGATTTGCAATAGGAGTTTTACCGTCGTATTCAGGATCGTGCGGAGTAGGCACAGCAATAAAAACAATATCTCGATCACTTACTGTGTCTTTAATATTATTTTTAATGTCAACAAAATCACTTTGTACATTCTCAATATCAAAGCCGGTTACAGAAATTTCTTTTTTTGCAATTGTTTCTGCGCAAGTCATACCTAGCTTGCCTAATCCTATAAAACCCACTTTCATTTTTGTACTCCGTTTAGATGTTTAAAAACATGTTCGTATATACGAACTGTTTCATTTGTATTATAATAATTTTTTAATATTTCAGGAACATTATTCCAGCTATTTATAATTTTCATTGCATTATTAAAATTCCTTTCGATCTTAGGAAGAAGTTTTTTTCGCAATTTATTTAAATTTTTTCCTTTTAGATTTTCCAAATTATCTAATAGCTTCTCTCCTCTTTCTTCTAGATCTTCTATTTCGTCAAAACTATAATCAAAAATTTCATCATACATTTCGAAACCTAATTCAGATAATTTACGGTGAATACCAGAAGCTCCAAAAATTAAAAAAGGTCTTTTAAACAAGATTTGAAGATAAGTTTTTTCAGTTAATGACTGTATTTCGATACTTGTTTCTGGTACTAATTGTACAAAAGTATTAGATAATTCAATAGGTCTGCCTAGCCACTGAAATGCTCTGTCTTTAGGACGTTTAATATCTAAAGTTAGCTTTTCTTGTTTCCAATATTTAAATTCGTAATTAGGATGAGGGTGTAACCACGAGCATTTTCCTTCTTTTAATAAATTTCTTTTAGCCAATAAATCCATTAAAAGGCAACGATGATTATGTGGTGCTCTATTATAAGAAAGAAAAATTTTTTTTATCTTTTTTGGTTTAGGAAAAGGTGATTCTTTTGCTATAATAAAACTATGATATAACAAATATTCCGGCCAATAGTGCAAAATTGTTCCAGGTGGCACGTCAACATATGATTTATGCTTTTCTGTGTTAAATCCATTAAACAGTATATTAACAGTTACGCCGTTGCGAATTAATTTTTCTAATAATTTATAGCTTTCTCTACCTTTCCATTTATAAAATACTTCAAATTCTTGAGCGCAAAAAATATTGACTGTATCAAAATCGTCTGATTCATTTAGAGAATCTACAAGGTCTTGATCAGTATTCGAAAAATAATCAGTACAGATGTTCTTACTCTTCATTAACTTACTCGTAATTGACTATTTATTACACCTAAAAATCATATATACTTATACTGGAGTTGAATTTATGGATTTTAATACTGTTGAAGAATTTGAAGGAGAAATTTCTAGTTACTTCGGATCGCCGTATGCAATAGCAACTGATAGCTGCACACATTCTATCGAACTCTGCTTAAGGTATCTGAATCCAACTTATGTAGAATGTCCTTGTAACACATATATAAGCATTCCGTTTACATTAATGAAAATAAATTGCCAATGGAATTTTAATACAGAAAAATGGCAAAAATATTATTTCCTAAATAAAACTTCGATTATTGACGCTGCAACATTTTTCGAAAAAGACGGCTATATTAAAGGAACATTTATGTGCCTTAGCTTTCAATTTCAAAAACACCTAAGTTTAGGTCGAGGAGGAATGATCTTGTGCGATGATAAAAATGCATACAAAATATTAAAGAAAATGGTTTACGACGGGCGCATGTTAAATACTCCCTGGGCGTTTCAAAATATCGAATCAATCGGGTATCATTATTATATGACACCTGAAACAGCATCGCTTGGCCTAGAAAAATTAAATGAAGCAAAAAATACTACACCAAGGATATGGAATTATAACGACTATCCTGATTTAAGACAAATGAAAGTTTTCGATTTTCAGTGAGATAATAATGCAGTCAAACAACGAATGGACTCAATTAAAAAAAGTAATTGTAGGTATAGCCGATAATGCTAAAATTCCAAAGATAGACAAAAGTATACGAACTGTTAACTATGCCGATAACAGTGATCCTTCAACTATACCTGTTGGTTCTTATCCCAAAAAAGTAATAGACGAAACAAATGAAGATCTAGAAATTTTTTGCGATAATCTAAAAAAGGAGAAAATAGAAGTAGTAAGGCCCGATGCTACAAATTGCGAATACTATAATTACTGCCCGAGAGATAATGTTTTAATTCAAAACAATTTAGCAATAGCAACACCTATGCCAATTAGAGTTAGAAATTCTGACTGGCGTTCTTTTCAAAAACATTTAGATAACAACATCATAGATATTAATTTAGAAATTGACGACTCTTTGTATAATCTCGAATGTGTTAATAATCTTGAAATTTTAGCTTTAAACGAAACCGTACCGGCATTTGATGCTGCAAATGTAATTAGAGCAAATAATGATTTATTATATCTAGTTTCGAATAGCGGAAATAGAAAAGGGGCCGATCTGCTTCAAGCAATTTTAGGTGATAACATTAAAGTACATAAACTTGAAAATGTATATAGCTATATGCATATAGACTCGACTATTTGTTTTTTGCGAGAAGGGTTATTATTAGCAAATCCTTCAAGAATTAAAAACAAGAATCAGTTACCTAAACCATTTTGTGATTGGGATATAATTTATTCTCCAGAAATGTTTGATACAGGATTTTACAAAAATTATAATAATGCTAGTATTTGGGTCGGAATGAATTTACTAAGTATAAATGAAAATCTAGTAGTACTAGAAAAAAATCAGCACGAGTTACGTAAAAAACTTGAACAGTATAAAATAGATTGTATGATGTTACCTCTTCGACACCAAAGAACCCTAGGTGGAGGATTTCATTGCGTTACTTTAGACCTTATAAGAGAATAAAATATGGCTCTTCTCATTGGCAATACAGAAGATATTTGGACAGATGAACACGAATACTTTAATTATGTTATTTCTACCTTTGATCCGCTTATTGAGATTTACGAGGCTGAAGGCAAGGACTTCAATTGGTTGTTAGAAATTTCTAATATTTTAGGTTTGATTAATTGCGAGTTTAGGTTTCTTAAATTTAAAAAAGATTCAAAAGTTTGTTCAAATAAAAATGTTTTTGAAAATTTTTCAGAAAAAACAAAGTTAAATAAAAGTAGAATTTGGCAAGCTTGCTTATTTTTAGACGAGTGGAAATCAGGACATTATTTCGAAATACAAAATAAACCGCTAACCTGTTATAAAAAGGGAGACTATGCTGTTTGGACCTATGATGAAAATTTTTTACAGGCAAACCTAGGGTCGGACAACATGTATATTTTAGAAATATTAGGAATTAGAGATGAATAATATGCATGGATTATTTTGGAAAAACATTCCAACTAAAGAATCTCCCAAAAGAATTAATACATATAAATTAACGTTTTTTGAAACTTTTTTGTCTAAAATAAAAGAGCCTGTTTTTTTATTTACAGGAACAAACAAAATAAACTTTTCAAGATTTTTGCGGGATCCAAAAATAAAAAAACAACTTAAAAATCAAAAAATAGAATTTTTTTTATATGAACCAATATCTTATTCGTTAAACAATAGAAAAAATCTAGGTTATTATAGTGAATTTAGTCATATTTTTAATAATGATCCTTCTTTAAGAGCAGACGAACTTGATTCTATTCAGAATTTTGCAGAAGAAGTTGGATGTTTTTTTGAAGTAAATTTATGTGATTATAATGTACCTGAACATTTTCATTCTTTATACACAAATTGTGTTCTTAAAACACGAGATATATATGTAAGTAGTGTAACAGACGGACGAAAAGTCAATGATCAAGAGATACAAAAAGATCTAAAAAAACCTTTTTTATGTGCAAATGCTCGTTATACTCTGCATAGGCATTTAGTTATGAGCTACTTAGCTAACTTTGAAGGTCATTATAGTTGGTTCTATAAATCTCCGTTATTAACTCTAAACGATATATCATGGTTAGATAATCTTCCCAAAAAAGAAATGTTAGAAAAAGGTAATAGTTTATTAAACGAAAACAACTACTATATAGATATTCAAGAATCAATTAACATAAAAGACGTATATGCTTTTTATCGACCTGATGTACCTCAATTTACCGGAATTTTAACGCAAAGTTGGATCGAAAAAATGAATCAAATATTTTGCTGTATTGTAAATGAAACACGCTTTGCACAACCTAGTGCAAATTACAGCGAAAAGACTCTAGATGCTGTTGCTTTTAAAACACCTTTTGTTATTGCTGGTCCTCCTTTTACATTAGAATATATTAAAAAAGTCGGATTTAAGACCTTTTCTAAATTTTGGGACGAAAGTTATGATACTGAAATTAATCATGAAAAAAGATTAACACAAATTTTTGAAATAATAGACTATATTGGAAGCTTAAAAATACAAGATTTAGAATTAATGTATAAAGATATGCAGCCTATTTTAGAACATAATTCTAAAATTCTAAAAACCTTACCTTACAGGAATAAAACAATTTATGGAAGAACAAATAATAACAAACAAACTAATAAAACAAATTCCTGATAGTAATTTTTCTGTATTCTTTAAACAAACTTTACAAGAGTCTGGAATTTCCTTTGTGCATGCAAAATTTGAATATGTACCTTATAGTTCTGATACAGACATTTTTTGCTATTTAACAAAGAATGCATTAGATTCTATCAAAAATAATTCACATGTCTTTTTTTTGTTTGATGTTAGTGTAGAGGGATATTGTCCATTTAATAAAAATTTTTTTAGTATGTTATATTACAACTGCGAGAAATATAATGTTTCGCCAAAAAAAGTTTTGTTTGTTTCTAGTAATGTTATGGATTATAAAAATATAAAAATATATAATAAGAAAAATAAAATTAAACAAAGTTTGAATGTTTATGTTTTTATGCATTTTAAATTTGCTCTAACACACATGATCGAAAATCATTTCAAAGATTCCTGTCCTGAAATTGTTTTTAAAAACACAAAAAAAGAAAATTTTCGGTATTTTAAAACAAAATATTTTCTAAGCCTAAGTCGAAAAAATAGACGAGATAGATCATATGCTTGTTATAAACTTTGGGAAAACAATCTATTATCAAAAGGAATTTTAAGTCATGATAAGATGACACCTTTTGAATTGGAGTCTTTAAGAAAAACCTACAAATTGTCTGTAACAAAATTATTAGAATGGAGCGAAACTCTTCCGCTGATTGCCGACACTGAAGATTTTGTTACAAATCATGCTCTTAAAATACATAGTCACTTGCATTATAGAACTTTATTTCAGATTGTAAACGAAACCGAAACTGATAATTGTAACGGACATTGTTTATTTTTCTCTGAGAAAACATTTAGACCAATTGCCCATATGCAACCTTTTCTAATTTGGGGACAGCAGCATTGTAATAAAAGATTGCAAGAATATGGTTATCAGTTATACGACGAAATATTTGATTATAGTTTTGATACTATCGAAGATCCTGCAGACAGATATTCAGCGTTATTAACAAACATATCCAATACCGTTAGTATTCTAAATAAAATGACTCGAGACGAAAAAATAAGGTGGAGGTGGCAATTGAAAGAAAAACTTATACATAATTACAAAGTTCTTATGTCAACTTCGTCTGATAAAAAATCAATAAAAAAACTAGAAAAGCAGTTACTTAATATCTAAGTTTAAAAGTTAAAAAATGCAAGACATAAATCGATTTTTCGCATTCGGATGCTCTTTTACAAACTATAAATGGGGCACCTGGGCGAATATTTTAGGAGCAGACCTTGATTGTGAATTTTACAATCTAGGTAAAAGCGGAGCAGGTAATACTTATATTTCTAATATGATATCTCAAGCAGATTCATATTTTAATTTTAATAGTAAAGATTTAATTATTGTTTGTTGGACAAATATTTCTCGAGAAGATAGATGGATAGATAACAGTTGGGTTACTCCTGGTAATATATATTCTCAACCAGTTTATGATCATAGTTTTGTAGAAAATTATGCAAACGAAATACACTTTTCTCTTAGAGATTTTTCTTATATGCATTTTGTAAAAAATTTGTTAGAGCATAAAGGAGCAAATTTTTACTTTTTACAAATGTGCGATATTAAAAAAACACTAAATCAGTGGGAAACCAAGTCTAAAATTGATAAAAAAATTAAAAGAATTACAAACCTATATGAAGATACATTATCGTATATGACGCCTAGTTTTTATGATGTTTTATGGAACGGTGATATGAAAAACAAATGGAAAAGAGACTGGAAAGAAATACATCCTAACTATTCAGACGGGCATCCAACCCTTTTTGAACACCTAAGATATCTAGAAAAAACCATTGCACCGTGGATTTCTATTAAAACAAAAACTGCAGTAAGGCATTTATACAACGACTGGAAAGAATATGTGCAACACGAGTATACAAAAACTTCCAAACCTCACGGCTTACATGATTTTCCTAACGATTGGGTTGATCAAATGATAAAAAATTATAAATTTAATCCTGGCGAACCTATTCCACACGCTCTTTTTGATTAAGATCTGCACAGAGATTCCAAAATGGTTTTAATTCAGGAAACGTGTCAGTAAGACAAGTATTCCTTCTTTTATCGTGCTCTGAAAACCATGCATTAAAGTTCTTTCTAGCGATAGTAAGTTTATTTTCACTGTAGTGTGTTGAATCCATGTAATCTACAACTCTTTTAAATTTTTCATATTCAAGATCAGTAAATTTTGTTCTATCGGAATTATCAACATTTTTTTGGATAAAATCTAGATGCGAATGCATATATGGCATGAATTCTTCTTTTGGTAAAATATTCATATCAAATATTGTAGGTTCTTTTAGGTGAGGAGTATCAAATCTTACTAGCTGCCACTGACCTTGATTTTTATCCGTATTATATTTTTTTCTCCATTCTAAAATTTTCTCTAATAATGTGTTAAAACTTGTAACACAGAAAATATTAAAGGTAATCATAAATGTAACAGGCATGTTAGTTTTTGTAAGATAATAATCTAGATTTTTTTCCCATAAATTTAAATCAAGCCCGTGCCTTGCATACTCGGCTCTGTTAGTCCAAGTATCAATTGATGTATAAAGTTTAAAACTCTTAATTTTTCCAGTATTCTTTAAATGATTTATTCTTTCTACTAATTTTTCAACAAGTTTTGTCTTTACACCAAGATTAGAATTTATTTCAATCTGAATATGAGGCTTGGGATCTTCTTCTAATCTATCAAATAAGTCCCAAGTGCTTTTATGCATAAGGGGTTCGCCGCCTGTAATACGAAGAATATTAAGAGTTTTTGAAACTTCAGGCCACCATTCCCACCATGCTTTTACATAGGGATTTTCTTCTTCTCTGTGATAAACTTTAAACCAATCAATATCTAATCTGTGTTCTGTTGATTCTTTATATGGTCCTTTGCTATCGATTTCTTTCCAATAACGAGAACTGGCCTTAGGATGGCAATACCCGCATTTAAAATTGCACTCATTTGAAAACGATATTTCAATATATTCTGGATTAATATTATATTCAGCTCCGCCATTCTTGATTTCGTCTAATCTTTCTGGCGTATAAATCGAAGCAGTTTTAATATGTCGATCTGAAACATAATCTTTTCCCATTGCTTCAATCTTCCAACAGTAATTACAACCAGACGGCTGCTTTCCGTCGAGCATTTTCTGCCTTTCGATTTTTTTCTCTTTAGTATTATGCAGCGCCGACGGATTTTCTTTAATTTCTTCTAATGGTATTTCATGAGGAGAAGGATGATAACAACTATGAGTTTCTCCTGTTTGCAAATATATTGTAGTATGATGCCATTTTGCCATACAAAATGTCGGAGAAATCTCAGAATCGGTAATCGGCATAACTTGTTTAATTCTTTCTAATTCTTGATTCATTTTGCTGCCTTTATTATTCTAGGTGTATTATGATAAACTTTTTTAAAAAATTTACTACCTTTTTCTGTAAGTGTTTCGATATTTAAATTTAGTTCTTTAGAAAGCTTTTCTCCCACGCTTTCGATTTTATCTCTTAGCTCTGATTCAGAAATTTTTGGGTAATTTTCGTTCCATTTTTCTGTTAAATATTCAAAATCTCGTACTTGTGTGTAATCCCAGTCTGTGCAATTTGTGAGATAACAACCTTCTCTAGCGCCATAAATGCTCCATAAGCCATTTTTTACGTCTGCACCTATCGAAGACCAAATAAGAAGACGTTCGTAATTCTGCCACCAAATTGAGTTAATATAACTTACTTTTTTCCCTTGATCGAGGCTCATTTTTACCCCTTCTCTAAAGCCCGCTCTCCAAGCTTGAAAAGGAGACTCGTTTGTAAATGAAGTAGAATAATTTTCATTAAATTGATAGTATCTGTTATCAAAACAAAATTCAACTAAACTCGGTGTGTCATTTTTATCTGAATTTTCATGGGTTTTCATGTTTGTTACAAAATCTTTGTTCCATAATTTAAGGCCGCCGTTGCCGTACATTAACCCATTCACGTGTATCTTTCCGCACCAAGAAAATACATGTTCTTTTGTTAACCCAAGTTCATCTACGTCAATTTTTAAGTTAAGAAAATCTGGATCAATTACATTATCGCCGTCGACTGTAACAAAATTCTCTGTTTCAGATAAATCTGCACAGGCTTTATGTGCAGCGTCTGATCCTTTTACTCCATGAACTCTTTTTGCCCAAGGAATTTTTTGGCAAAGGTCTGCAAAATTTTTTTCAGCATTTGGCTCGTCGTATGATAAAAATATTATATCTTGTTCGACTATTTTTATCGTATTATTCATTAAAAATCCTTTTAAATTGATATGTATCAAACTTTCTAGCAGTAAAAATACTTATTGGAATATCGCAAAATTCGAATTCTGATTCGAAAGGAAAAATTTCGTAGTTTTTTTTCATAAGTTTTGAAAAATTAACATCTAAAGTTTTAAAAAGAATATTAGGATCGTGCTTTTCAGTAATAGAAAAACTCAAAACACTGGATAAATTTACTCCTTTATTTTTTAAATTTTTTTTAAGATTATGACCGATCTTGATTCTCCAGCATTTTTGTAAAATGTCTTGTTCTATCATTATATCAACATTTTCAACGCTTTCTTCTGGAATTTCGTATATAAAATCGCTAACCGATCTACCATCAAATCGTTCTTGTCTAATGTTAACTAGTTCTAGGTTTTTAACTTTAGGATTATATTCTACTCTATAATTTTTTCGTCGTTCGGTTCCTTCTAAAAACCCAATAGCCTTCGATAAAGGCAGAGGAATACTGTTCTTTACGTCTTTTCGCGGAGTAATGCCTGTTATCTTTCCAGAACCTTCTTCAAACATTACGTACATCATTTTTTCAGACATTTTTCGAACTTTCCTATTATATTTTTAGTAACAAAATCGTTTTCGGTATAATGAAAGACTGTGTTCTGTAGATGATTTCCAATTTTTAACTTAAGATCAGGTGTTAAATAAGTTCCTACACGATCTTGCCACTTTGAAGTCGGGTTCTTCCATTTTTGTACCAACGGTTTCATATGAACAAGTTGGGGTAAATCAAATTTTTGATTTGAAATTTCTGTATCGCAGTCTAAAACCTTAGAAACAATTGAAACAGTTATATCCATGCTGGGTTCTTTTGGATAATTTTCAGAACAAAACCGTCCATAAAACAACTCCCAGTTATTTGTAACTATTTCTACCCACTTGTAAAAATTATGAGCAAAAGATCCCTTTTTAAAATAGTGTATAGCATTATATAAGCTTGGTAAATTATTATTTGTAAATGCTTTTCTATAATAATCATCTTCGATTACTTCTTTTCGATAGGTAAATACCTTTGCCGGAAAGTACAAATTATAATTTTTCAAAAAATCCCAAAAATAATCTAAATTTTGGAGAACTAAAGTGTCGCTATCTAAGACAATTGTTTGTTCGTACGGACTTGCATGATAAATTTTCCATCGATTTTCAGTTTTTAATTGAGTTACTGCGGGTTTATACCAAGGAATTTCGATAATTTTATGGAAAACCCATTTATACTTGTCTTTTATATTTCCTGAAGTAATTAAAGAAACAGGAAAACTGTTATTTGAGGCAATTATGCTCATAGCACACAAATATGCTTGCTCAACATAGTCAGGTCCTTCCGCAAATATTACAAATCCTTTATTGCTCATCGATGCACCTATTTAAACTAAACTTGTTCATCACATGAACATTGGCATAATTGGTTCTTATTAATGTATATTCACCGTCAAAGTGCTCTTTTTCAAGTAAAATTAACAATGATTTACTGTCAATTTCCCATAATATACTCCTGTCTGTCACAAAATATAAAATTCCAGGCATTTCTTTTGCAAAATCACCTGTTTGATATCCGTTCATTATATGAATAGCAATAGAAAAAGCATAATCATTTCGATAATATGGTGAATTTATTTGAAAAATATTGTTATAATGTTTCCAATTTTCTTGGATGTGTTTAACTAGATCAAAAAATATTTTATTTTTGTTGGTTTTTCTAAAGAAAATACACGTAGCCCAGTAGAAATTTACTGATGTGTCTGAAATTCTTTTAAATTCGTCGCCTCTGTCGATATCTGTAAGTTCTGTTGCATTACTATATAGCAGTAAATCGTGTTTTTGTTCAAAACATTTAAGAAAAATATCATTACAGATAACAACGTCGGTATCTAATACCAGAGTTTCGTCGTAAGGAGAAACATCATATGCCACTGTTCTCATTTCATTTTTCCAGTCAAGTTTCTTAGAAACAAGCGACCCGTCGTGGTATTCTTTTAAATTATGATACTCATTCCTAAAAAGAACTGTATTTTCTGCAAGTTCTTCTTCTTTCCAAACCATTGATACTACACTATCGAATACTTTTTTCCAGTCAGGAAATTCAAATCTTAAAAACTCGGGACTATCTGTAACAATAGTTGTAGGAAGTTTTAAAATTTCTTTAGCTGTTTTTGCTAAAAAATAAGCTTGTTTAATGTAATCAACTTGAGAATTATTTCTTGCAAATAAAACAATACCTTTACTTTTCATAATCAACTAATTTTTCAATTGACCGACTAGCAGAAAGAATTTTATAATCAGAATGATATTGATTTGCTGCAGAAAAATAACAATTAATTATGTTATCTAAAAAGTTTTTAAGATCGTCTACCATAATCGGTGTTTCATTATCATCAATTAAAACAATATCTTCTGTATTTTCTTTTTCTACAAGCATATTAACAAATGTTATAAGTTCTTTGTTTACTGTAAATTGGCCGCCTTGAAAATAAAAAATAATGTTTTCTCGAAATTGTTCTTTGATAATTCTCTTTTGATTGTTAAGAGTAACCATATAATTGGAAAATTCAAGAGCTTTTTCTAAACGTTCATCCATAATAATACTCCATATTACTATAATTATACACAGATCAGTTATAAAGTCAATTATTCGAACGAATTAATAACAGAAAAAGAAGGATAGCCTACTGTAACTTCACCGGCCGACCGTCTAGCGGTGTAATCGAATCCAATATTTGCAGTAACGTCTTCAATAATATCTCCTTCTGGCCCGGTTGCAATTAGGCTTACTAAGAATTCAATTACATTTGAAGAGTTTTCCTTTGCTTGTATAGTCCAAAAACTATTTCCGTAATAAATGCCTGAATTAGCATTTTTTCTAAAAATTGTTTGATAATTCGAAGTTAGTTGATAATTTCCTATGGTTCCGTCTGGAAAAGTAATACCCGAAGAACTGCCTGAAACAGTAGTGGAATTATATCCAAATTGTATGTCGCCTGGGTTTTCTATTAGATCGCTCCAGCCTTGGTCTCTAAATAAACTGTCTCCGGTCGAAGTAGATAAATCAACATCACCTGTAAGTTTAATTAACCCCCCAGAATTAAAAAAATGCCTTCTTGCATCTAAATTTGCAAACGTAACTGTGACAACAGAGGTAATAGTACCATACCAATCGGTATTTCGTGCATCTGTTGCTTGAACCTGTTCTTCTCTTTCACTTGGTGCAATAATAAAACGATTAGTTTCCAGGTCAGTCATTGTAGAAAGCAGATCATTAAAACCCTTCGACTGGTCAGAATTTATAAAAGTATATGGTGTTGAACTTAAATCTAAGTCTGTTCCTGATTCGTCAGCACCAATAATATCACCTATATTAAAAGTATTAATAGGCAAAGGTGTTCCATTTTGATGTATAAATGCTGTTTCTAAATCAGTTCTTAATGAATTAAATTGACTTGCTGTAATTGTGTCACCGTTCGGAATGTTAGGATCAGTAATTGCAGTTACTTGCGAACTTGTTACTGATTGTCCGTAACCAAAATCACCAGAGCCGTTGCCTAGTAATTGTTCAATTCTGCTTTGTAGATTATTAAACTGTAATGCTGTTATTGAATCACTGGGCGTTACTGACATTTATACATCCTTATAAAGTACATAGTTTATTTATACCTTTAATATGCACTCTATTAGTTTTTCGTCTTCATTAAGATTAGTTTCCAATGCAATACCTATTAGCTGCCCGTTTCCGTCAACACTAGCAACTCCGGCATCTAAAGCATACACATTCTGTCCTTTTTCGATCGAACCTAAAATTCTAACAGGGACTCTGCCTACGAACGCAATCGGTTGACCTTCTGCTTCGCTATTCATTAGATACGCAGGATTTTCTGATACGGTTCCGACAATTGTGTCTGTTGCATTAGCTGCACAAACTTCATATTGACTGTGTTTACAAACAGAAACCAAAGTGCCTACAGGAAGATCAGTTTCGGTAGAATATTTCTCAGCAAGGTCGGCATATTTTGCAGCTAGAGCAACTCCTCGAAATAAGTTTGCTCTTAGATTTCCTGAAACATCTCTAATTGCTACGGTGTTCGGGTTTGGCAAAATGTCGGGGAAGTTTTTTTCGTCATTAAAAACCAAAGAACTAGATTTTTCCGAAAGTCCAACAAAATTATTTGCATATACAGTTTCAAAAGGACTTCCGCCGTCTCCGATATAAACTTCTTCATCCTCTAAATTATCAGGCTGAATTCCAGGCAATATCCTATCTGCAAATATTCTTAAAGAATTTTTTACAATTCCTTCGTCGTCTTTTGCATTAAATTTAATTACATTGCCAATATTATTAGATAATACAGCTTCGTCGTCGTTTTCTATTCGAACATTAAAATCATTTGAATCACCGACTGCAAATCCTGCATCACTAAAGCTTACTAGGCTATCAAATAACGCAGCGCCTTTTCTAACAAAGTCCGATTCTGCAAATCCATTTAAACTTAGAGCATTTGAAGAAGTTCCCCAAAAAATATGATCTGTGCTTGTTTGTCCGCCTGTCGACGACTGGGTGTTTACAAGAGTAATACCTTTTTTAACAATATCAAATCCATTTATTATGTTTTCTTGATTATCGGTCGAAATTGTAAATTCTTCATTTGATATTATATAAACAATAACACCGTTAATAATAGCAAGAACTACAGGATGATTAATACCGTCAGTTCCTAAAATGCTACGACTTTGCATTTGTGTAATATCAGCACCAACATTTTGCGGGCCAACTAAAATAAAGTCTGTACCATTATAAGCGTATAATTGTTCATTCTCAGTATCCCACCAAAAATCGCCCTCAGTTAAGCCAGCTGGAATTTCTCCGCTTACTTCTGCTCCGCCGGTAGTTTTAAACTTTGATCCGTCGTAAAATTTTAATTTAAATGTGTCAGAATCAAACCAGAGCTGGCCGCTAATAGGTCTAGGCGGGGGAGTAGTATTTGCAAAGTTCTCTAGCAGATTTACAAAATTTTCATTCTGGATTTCGCCGTACCCTGCATAGTTTTTACCAACAAGTTTGATGTCAGTATTGTTATCGATAGTACCGTCTTCTACAACTGTAAGAGTACTACCATCAAACCTATTTATAGTATATGCCATTTAAAAACCCCTGTCTATATCGTATTTATCGATAAAACATATTATACAGTGTCTATCCAACTCCATTCACCTGATAATAACTCAAATGTCATTAAAGAGCGGGTTGGTGTAATCGAAATGACGCCGCCGGCGGTTGAAAAGTTTATATCTTGTACTACAGACTCATTTTGTGTTCCGTTTGAATCAACGTCAATGAATGATTTATCCATGGCATCTTGTACTTCGATACCTGAAATATTAGATGCGCTATACGACGTACAATGAATTCTTGCAATTGTTCCGTTTGGTCGACCTGCTGGTGGTGCAATTTCTGTAAGAATAGTAGCAACACTGTTGTATGGATTAGAAATTGTAGGATCCGAAAGGGCGCTAATATCTAATGCAAGCGAAATTGGAGCTGGACTAATTCGAGAGTCAACATAGGATTTAGTTGCTACGTCTTGCGGATTACTTGGGTCTAAAACATTAACTAGCCTAGATGAATTAGCATTAATATCTCCGTCTGCAACAAGATCTAAGTCTGAGCCAGTGCCAATTGTTGAAATTCTTGTTCCATCTATTGTAATATCGTCTACTGTAAGTGAAATAAGCTGCCCTAAACTAGTCAACGACGAAGAAGTAACTGTATTTCCTAACTCTGTTTCAGTTAAGACTGGTCGATTATTGATCTGATACTCTCTACCACTTGCAAGGTTAATATTTATATTTGTGTTCCATGCGTTTTGAGACTGACTAAATTGAAAAGTCTTATCACCATCAGTAGATTTAATAACAATGCCTGCATCGTCAAGAAAATTGTCTCCTGTAATTGCATTTCCGTTTGAGGCTGCAAGTTCTAACGTCTTATCTTCTAAACTAATTTCTGATGTATTAATAAATGTAGTTTCACCATTAACAATTAAGTCGCCACTAATTGTAAGATTTCCCGAAGAATTTATATCTCCGTCAACATCTAGTGTATATTCTGGCGCTGATTTAAAAATACCCATTCTAGATTTATCTGCATCTATATATAATGCATCTATTGGAGTATTTGCTAGTTTTGTACGAATTGCAATATCTGTTTGAGGTCTTTCGTTCTGTAAAACTGTGGTAGTGCCTGAAATTTTTAATTGGCTATATAAAATATCATCTTTTCCGATAAGCAAACCGTTGCTGTTTTTTATAAAAACCGACCCCGAAGTCGAAGTATCTTCTATGCTTGACATAAAATCGTTCACTCTTCTAAGATTTCCCTCGGAATCAATGAGAAATTCAGTTTGAGTTGCTGAGCCTCTAAAGAATAATTCGTTATTAACTAAATTAATTCCTTTTTGTAAGTTTTGTCTAGGAGGAAAGAAGGTATCGTCAGGATCGTCGGGGTAGCCTTGAATTTTATTTCTTCCAGATAATTTAAAATTTTCGTCAGTAATGACTCCAAATAGGTTATCTGAAATTTGAATTAAAATTACTACTCTTGTTACGGAACTTGTATCTATAACAGAAATAACTTCTAGGCCTGTCTTACCCTGCGAAGTATTAAATTGAGGGCCAACAAGAGTTAATTCATTATCTTGATTGCCATCATAAAAGTATAATTGTCTATTTAATGTATCAATCCAAAAATCGCCTTCTACTAAGTTTGGTCGCACATCACTTACTAATGCGCCGCCCGCAGAACGAAATGTTGTACCATTATAGAATTTTAGCTTTTCAGTATTAGTGTCATACCATAATTGACCAATAAGAGGAGCATCAGGAGGAAGAGAATTTGCAAAGTTTTCAGTAATTTTTATAAAATTCTCATTAAAAAATTCGCCGAAACCTCGATAATTTCTTCCAACTAAAGTGATATCTGTAGTTGTATCGTCGATTGTTCCGTCTGTTAATTCTACAACAAGATCACCGTTAGTTTTGTTTAATATATAGCTCATATTTTTATCCTTGGCCAGTGTAAATTATGTAGTTCAGAGTAAGAGTAGGATTCATGTTATTAACTGCTTCGAAATCCTCTTCTGCTACACCGTCAATTTCTCCTGACGTTGCTAAGAAGTCAAATTTACTACCCGTCGGTGCTGTAAAAGGTATAGCTCCGAATACATCAGTTTCGACAGATTCGTTTCTAAATGCATAAAACTGATTGTTGTTTGAATCTCTAAATGTATGCTCGTGTTGGGGCAAATTATTTACGGTTAAATTAGTAGTTTCAGACCCGCCAGTAGCTCCAATTGCATCTGCATAAAGCCCTTGAACAACATTAGCACTCTGTCCGCCCATATTATCTGCGCCTAATGGCATGCGGCCTCTTAAATCTGGCACTCTAAACTGGGTGGAAGGCACAGATGCTGTCCCTGTAAATTTATTTTGCAGAACTTTAGAAAGTTGCGGGAAATCTGCAATGTCGTAAAGTGAACCGTCGCATAATAACCATCCTTGTGGTGCTGTATCGCCTGCAAAAGGAGCAATAATTCCAGGAGGATTTGTAGGAATTCGATCTAATAAATTATTAACTGAAACTTTATAGAGGCCAACGGTGCCAGATGTTCTATTAATAAGAATTTCATCTGAAAGATTTGCAAATGCAGTATCTTCTTTGTTGCTGATTACAGAATTATTTAAAGTAGTTTGGAAAATTTTCTCGTTGCCGCCGGCTGAACCGTCAAATAGAATTTCATTAGAAGTAATATCTCCAGTATGCCTAAAAGTCGTACCGTTTGTTAATTTAAAAGCAGAACCGGCTGTACCTGAAATACTTCCGCTAACATTACCGATAAGGCTTCCTCTAAAATTAGTTGCATAGATATTTTGCCATCTCAAGTTGTCTGAACCAATGCTTCTAGTATTATTTGTGTCAGGTAACAGAACATTACTAGTCTGTTCTGTTAAATTTTCACTTCCTAAAGTAACTGTTTGATCAAATGAACTTTGACCACCGACACTGAGATTTTTTGCAACTGCTGCGCCACCTTTTGTAATAAAAGAACCAGAATTTATATTATTTGAATCAATTGTGCTATTAATCTTTATTTGTGAATTACTAGCAATATTACCATTCACATCTAACGCTTCGTCAGGCGACTCTGTGTTAATTCCAACACGTTCGCTACTGTCTACTCTAATTACAGTTTTTGAACTTCCTTGATTTCTAATACGTATGTCAATATTAGATCCATTTATTTGATGTTGTAATATACCAGCCTGGCCTTCAACTCCTAAACTAATTGCGGAGTCGGTGCCAATGTTTATGCCTGTATTATTTCTAATATTTAAAGGGAAAAAGCTAGTGCTAGTAGTATCGCCGCGTAAAAAATTACTTGCATCAACACTTTCGTTATTTACTACCAAAGACTCGGCTTTTTCGGTTGTTCCTATTAATTTAGGTATGCCAGATCCAGTAATATTATTAGAAGATAAATTTAGCCCTGGCTTAATTGGGCTTCTAGTAAACCCTGGTATTGTTGATTTAGGAGAAAATTCAGCAGTAGATAGAATAGCAACTATTTCTGCGTTAATCTCTACTATTACAACTTTATATTCATTGTTGTCTTGTCCAATAATAGTACGCGGAGCAGCCCCAGTTGGCAATCCACCGGTGAATTCTGGACCAACCAAAATCCAACCTGATCCAGAATTTAAATATAATTGTTGATTATTAGTATCAACCCATAGATCGCCCGGCTGAGAAATAGAGTTGTCTGGCTGCTCTTCTGCTTTTTTTACATTACCAGACGGAAGCCATGTTGTTCCGTCATAAATTTTTAATTGGTTAATTCCGTCTGTATTATCATACCATAATTGACCTTCGACTGCTCGCTGAGGGGGAGAATTATTTGAAAAATTTTCTAATAAATGTAGAAAGTTTTCTGAAATTGCTGTTGCATAACCGCTATATTGCCTGCCTGGAAATTTTAGACTAGTCTGTTGATTTAGAACTAGATCTTCTACAAAAATATCTTCTTTATTATTAAAATCAGTAAACGCAATTGTATACGGCATTATTATACCTCATTAAATCCAGATAATGACTGGACTCTGACCGTGTAATCTATTTGAATTAGACGATTTAAACTTTTTTGCACAGGGTGAAATATAACATGAGTAAGTAAACGGCCCGAGCCGTCGGGCGAATAAGCTCTTAGTCCAAGTTCATCAAAAATATATGACCCTTGACTATCTGCAGAATTGTCAAACGCATCTTGGTCCTCTGGCTCTCCGTAATCAAGTAAACATGTTACAAGTACATCGGTAAAATTTGTTCCGCTAACATGCCGAATTTCAATTTTATTTCTAGTAGGATCTAGATTATTAACAGACCTGTCATCTACTATTTTTTGATATGTTTGATTATAAAGACTTGCATTTGTGCCTGCGGAGTTTGGAGTTAAATATGTGATTATGCCAGTTGTATCAACAGATGTCCCTCCGTTGCCAAAAGCCATTTCTGATATCCATCCTGTTCCTTCATTTGCTAAACTTTCTGCAAGAGAAATTGATATATTCTCATAGTGTATTGCATTACGTTTATCTACAAAAACGTCTTCTGTTTGTGGATCGTGTATTTTTATATGACCCTGCAATAAAACACCATTGTAATCGTTAAAACCATCTGTCATTTTTTTTATCCTATGCTTTATTTATCGTGTACTATATACCTAGGTTCGCCTTAGAAATTTAGCTACTTCCGTATTAGACAACGCCAACGGAGTATTAAAGTCTGTCCAAAGGTCTAGAGATTTTCTTATAACTGTTATACTTACATTATCTTCAGGAGCCTTGGTTAATTTTAAGGTATTAAATTCGATTTCAAATTCCGAGTCTTGTAAGATATCGCCTTCGGGCGAATCTTGCGCTAAATTTTTATCGAAAATAGACTGTTCAAATTTACAAAGCCTCTTTCCTGCTACAAACACTTCTATATAGTCAACACTAGGAACTTCGAACGGTAACTCGAACGTATTTGATGTGCCGTCGCCGACAAACTGTACTGTCTGTGTATCATCTTTATATGGAATATTGTGTACATTACCTTGTTCTACAAATTGCGTTCCTGCGGAATAAACCTGTTTTACTCCTGTGCCCAGTGTTCCTCTTCTTAACTGCTTTAGCTCGTTTCCGTCTTTTATAAAATATTCAATTCTTTCTTTATCTAAAAAGATAACACCCGGTTGTCTTGAATTTTTTCTAGGGTCTGGTAAGCTATCTGCATTTTCTACAACAATAACTTTGTCGTAATAGTGTAAATCAGTTGCAAGTGTAAAACTAGAACTTAGTTTTTTATAATGTACCCTATTGAGCATATCTTTAAATTGTCTCCAGCCAAACGAAGGATTAGTTGGATTGGCCGAAAAATGAATAATATCAAGTACATCGCCTTCTTTAGGAGGCTCTATCATTTGTATGTATTTTTTATCTATTGTAAGATTATAATCAACACTAGGTGATAATAAAGTTCCGTTTTGAATTAGCCAAACCCAATCAACACTAAAAGCCTGTTTTCTTAATTTAATTTTACCTTTTGTTAATCTTTGGAATTCAAAATATTCCGGAGTGTTAATTTTTGTTTGTGTTTTTTCTAACACTTCAAGCACTTGCCTTTCTATGCCTTGCGAATTATGATTACTAAATGTATAAACAGTTATATTATCTCCAGGCTGAAAAGCTTGGTCTAAGTGAAGTACCGGAAGTGTTGAGTCTTCTCCTCTTTGCGGATTAAACCTATTGTCTTGGTCAAAGAAACCAAATCGATATTCGCCTCCTGAAATAATATGTACCTTCAGTTCGTCACCAATTTCAGCAGTACCAGGTTTTAAGAAAAGAACACTTCCGGGCTGGCTATCGTCAATAGACGAATCAAATCCGCCTGCACCTTCAAAATTCCATTCTAACGATTGTTCTAATAATCGTCCATTTAAGTAAACTTCTATTTCGTATCCATTTACTGATCCTACAGGAACTTGAGTAAGATCTAACTGGTATCTATTCTCGTTGTTAACAAAAAATCTTTGGCTATAACCAGGACTTAAAATAGTGTTATTAACTTTTACTAAACTAAATGCTTGTGCAGGCTGCTGTACAAATATATTGTTATCTAATGTAAAATCTATAGTGCTACCGTCAGCTTCAAATTCATTAACTTCGACAATACTGTAATTTCTTATAGATTCGCCTTTATTAGTTAATATAACAGTTACAATTCTATTTGAATTAACCGGTGTAGCTGTTGTTATAATTGTTTTTTCTAGCGATTCGTTAGATATCGTAAAGGACTCTTCGATACCATTAACTGTTACAAAAGCATCTAGCTCTGTCTTATATTTTTGATCCAATTCAAAGTTGCTAGTAAGTTTGTTAGTTTTAAATTGTTTTACTTCTAGTATTTCTGTAGAACTTTCTTGTAAAACAATAATATTAATTCTAGAATTGGTTGCAGGCGGAGTTGTAAACACAATTTCTTTATTTGTGTAGTTAATTGTATAATTATCTTGTGTTTGTATAATATTATCTAATTTAACAAAAACATTTTTTTGACTAATAGGGTAAGTTCCAATGTCGAAATTGGTTTTAACTCCGTTTCCGATATAATTTCTTGAAACAATATTGCTAGATCCTTCAATCGGATTCTCATAGACTGTAATGTCTAGTGTGTCAATAATTTGACCCGGAACTACTTCTTCCGGACCTTTAGATGTAGTAGTAGTTACAAATCCGTCGCCGTCGAAATTTATATCTTCGGCCAAAATACCCGTGGCACTAGAATAAGATAAATCTCCTCCACTCAAATCTGTGTCGTAAGAATCTTCGTCTAGTGATATGGAACCGTCGCTTGTAGATTTTCTAAGAATAATCGACGCACTAGTTTCATCTTCATTTAAGGAAAGATCTATGCCAATTTCATCTGCATCTAGCGTTGTTCTTTCTCCATCTCCGATAATCGGTTCTATTATTGCATCGTTGTCTAGTATAGTGCTTCCGTCATAATTAGGATCATCTAATCTAATATTACGCAATACCGACCCGACTTTATTTCGTGTAATTTTATAAAGATTATATTCCACTCCGTCTTCTAAAGGCTTTGCAAGCTCAAAGGGTTCTGTAGTTACATTTATAGGTACGCTTATACTACTGTCAGCTACTGTACTATCATCAAATCTAATCTCGTCAATAGTATTAAATATCTCTCCTATATTACATGATAATTTAACTTCAGTGCTGTTTTCTACTGTAGATATTACTCTGCCTGTAGCACCCGTGCTATCTTGACTAATAATAGTATTCTGCTGTAAAGTTACAGAATTTTCTAATTCTAAAACAACTACTTTTTTGTAAAATATTTCATCTTCAAACGTATTATCAAAAATGTCCCAAGGAGCAGATGCCCAAGGCTGTGTGTCCCATCCGGTGACTTGGTCGAAATCAAAGCTTGTTACTTCTACTCCTCCATAATCTACACCATCTATTAATTGGCCAAGAGGCTTGTCGAACTCTGTGTTTCCTAGATTATAAAAAAAGTTAATTCTATCTTGTGCATCGAGTAATGAAATATTTTTGTTGTAAATTATACGAACTTCTGAATTGCGTGCGGGAGGTTCGTCGAAAAAGATTTGACCTTTATATCGGTCATAACCTTTGGTTTTATCTAGTTGATTAGAAAATGTGTACGAACCTGTTAACACAAGTTGATTATTAACAAAAACAGATATCTGATTTTTTCTAGTATCTAACGGCCATTCTAGTTCAAATAATCTTCGATTTCCTGATCCTATAAAATTTTCTGAAGTTTCTAGGTCGGTGTAATAAAAGTCACCCGAAACTCTATCAAATTTGACCGTACTTTTAATAGTTCTAATTAGCGAATTACCTAGATAAGCAGACGCAGCAGCAGGTCTTCCTCCATCTGCTAACGATCCATTTATAGAAATTTCAGGTGTACTTATGTAGCCTTGGCCAGGATTAGTAACTGTGATCGACTTAATTATACCGTTGCGGCCAAGCGATGCAGTTGCCTCTGCTCCAGTTCCGCCTCCGCCAGAGATAAACACAATCGGTCTAGTTGTGTAGCCAAATCCGGGATCTGCTATTTCAATTTTTTCTAACGAAAATCCCACATTATCGAGCCAGTTTTTATTAGGATAAAGATTTATAGCGGGGTCTGTAACAGCAATACTATTGTTTGATACTTTAACATCTATAGGGCGGATTCGATTTTCAAAATTAGAATATATAGGCGATAAATCAAAATCTGTATTTAATGTTCGGCTGTTGTCTAACTTATCATAGGCCGACAAGTACTCTCTAACATTACTTTTATAAGGTTTTACTTCATTGAAATAATCTTCAAAATTTTGCAAGTTATCGTTGCGGAAAGTAATTCTTTGTTCTAACTCTCCAACATTATGACGTGCTTTTATAAAACTAGTTTTAAACGCCCAATCTACATAATTTTGTTCAGAAAATACATATCTCAAACTTGAAAAGAAAAGTTTATTATATTCGATAGACAATTCATCTATAAAAATATTATCTCTTATAGTTTCGAGAATAATTCTTGTTTCTATAGACGGTAACGAGTCAAAATTAAGATTATCAAAAGCAGTAACATCAAATCCTGCTAGATTTTCTTCTATATCGTATAAACTAGATTTAAATTGAATAGTTCCGTTTTGCTGACCAATTGTTGAATAATTAACTGTAAAATCTGCGTTTGGCTGATTATCAATTTTTTGTAGAAGGATCCAACCGCCTGAACCAATATTATCTACTTTAATAATATCTCTAATTTCGTCGTCGATGTTACTTAATTCATAAATTTCAGAAACAGTCCAATCAATGTTTGTAAATTGATTAACTCCTGCAGCATACCAATCTTTATATTCCCAATATCTTTTAACATTGTAACCTTGGCTGTTTGTTCTGAACCATGAACTTGCAACATAGTCTCTTTCGTATAGCGACCACCGACCTCCTAGTGTTTCGTCATTTCTAACTAAAACAGAAAAACGCCGAACATTGAGAAGAGAATTTTGATTATAATTTCGACCTCTTTCTACTATCTCTGTATTAACTACTTCTCCTTGATTGTTAATCGATAGTTTAACTTCTGCTCCTGAGCCAGTACCTCTAATTTCTACTGTCGGAGGCACAATATATCCTCTTCCAGAATCTAGAATTTGCACATCTATAAGTTGGCCGTTTTCGAATATTGGATTTAATTTTGCTTGTCTAAGTCTTGCTGTTCCAATAAATTGCAAATCAAGTTTAGATTCAACTTCAACATCATATAAATTAGTGACAAAGGAAGGTGGTTCCTGTTCTTGTTCTAGGTTTGATAAATCTTTATCATTAACAAGTAAAGTATTTTCTAGTACTCGATTAACTCGATCAATTGCTTGTTTTAAAGCTTCGACTCTGTTAATAAACCAACTTTGTCTTGGTCTATTTAAAATACCGTATTTTTCTTTTTCAGATAATTCTAATGCCGGTACAAGCCTTCGTTGTTCGTCATAGCCAATTAAACTATCAAACCATTTTTGTTCGATATCCTTTTTAGGTCGACTGGTTTCTAATCCTTCTGTAATAATTTGATATTGATCATGTACATTAATTCTCTGATCGTCGATTGTGTATACTTGAAAACTAACAGCAATGTCGTCATTTTGAATCAAAGAATTACAATTGTACAGAGCAAACTCTGTAGGACTTATTAAACTTACAAATCTATATCCTTGCCCGGCTGGATCTTGAATTAATTTTGAAATGTCCTGTGCTGACAAATTTCTGTTTTCGGTGTTCGGAACTGTAATTTTGTTTTTTACCCAATAATAAAATTTTTCTCCAAAAGTTTTACTTGTTCTGTCATATGTTCTTTTTTGCACAAATGCATTATCGCCGTATTTGGTATTACCGCTAATACTTTGAGAAATTCCAGAAGCAGTTCCACTTAGTTCATCCCATCTAGAAGGAGGTATATCCGATTCAACCCATTCGTAAACTTCTATTTCATTAAAATCAGAAAAAATATTATTCCAATTATTTGCACTAAATGTAGTACTATTTTGATAAGGATATATAAATTTGGCTTTGGTTAAATCCCACCAAATTTTTCCAACTTGATCTTCTCCCCAAAAATTTGTTTTATCTATATTGACATTCGAACCGACCGTATATACAGCAGGATCATAATATAATTTAAAATCTATTTCCTGTTCTGCAATGCCTGCAATTTTGCCTTGGAGAGGATCAATGTAATCTAGGTAGTTTATTAATTTGTTTGTTACTGTATTGTACAAGAAAATCTTTTTAATTTTATTAACATCGACTGTTGATTTTGATTCTCTTAACACATTCCAAAGACTTGCACCGGGCTTTTTATAAAAATTAATTAAGATTCCTTCTTTTAATCCTGAATATTGGAGGTCTGGAAGTCCGACATACAATTGATTATTTTTAATTTTTATATTGCGGCCGAAGTATCGAACACTGCTATCTTCAAAATCAACAGTTTCGCCATAGACAAATTTATTGCCTACTTTTTCATATAAGTGAACTACTCCAGTATTTTCGTTAAAATCGACAAATTTTGTAAAGGAGTTATCAAAACTAGTTTCTCCAGAATCAAACGTAGTGTCAATTTGAGAATCTCCGTTCTTAGAAGTAATTGCAACAATGTCATTGCTTAATGAAACTTCATATCCAAACTGTTCGTTTTTGTCTTGGATTGGACTGAAAACAATTTGATCTATTTCAAAGTCCTTGTTAATTTGTTTATAAATGAAAACTGCACCGTCGTTCATTGTTTCAATATCTTCTGTAGGTGATCCTATAGCAAGCATATTTCCTTCTTCATTTATATCTAGCGTAGCTCCAAAATTTTGTTCAGAAGTTTCTGCAAATATTTCTTGAGTTTTAATGTATAAGCCATTTAGATTGCGATAGATAACAACCCGGTTAGGTTCGTTATTATATTGTAAAGCAATAACTAAGACTTCGCCGTTTTTAGAAACAGAAAATTCAAAGGCAAATTCTTGAAGATTTTCAAGATCAATAATATTGTCTATGTCGCTTTCAAAAACAAGAGACGTATCGTTTGGTAAAAATCCTAAATAATCTCTAGCACGGTCTAGTAATTCCCAATCATTAAAATCAAAACTTTCGGGATCAATATTAGTTTTTGCTTGATATAATTGTCCTTCTACAAACACAATATCATTTTCAAAGTATTTTCTAGTGTTTGTAAATTCTCCTTTGTACTGCTTATCTCGGCCGATTTCCCAATTATAATTATATCCGTTTTCAATGCCATTTTTAATTACAAATAATCTGCCATAGTCGGTTTCCGACGAATCAAAAACATTTTCTCCTTTAGCACGAACAAAAAGTTTAATTATGTCATTAATTTCTGCAAATTCTAAATCATATCCTAGTTTGCTATTATTATGACGTTGCGGAACAATAAAGTGATCTATAATACTCCATTGCGACGTTCCTGTTCTTTTATAAATCGAAAATAAACCTTCGTTTTGCAGTCCGCTACTTGTTCCGCCGGCACCGGCTGGAATATTAAAAACTTGCTGCCAATTATTACTAGCTTCGCTAGGAAATTCTGCAGGACGTGCTCTTCCTGCAACTTCTTTTTCGGTATAGAACCAATATTCAGCATCTAAAATGCTACCGGCTTCTTCATTTGAAAAGGGAATTTGATCTTTTTTATCAAATACCAAAAGTTTTCCTATGCCTTCTTCTGGTAATCCAAGACTTCTTGATAGAATAATACCTAGAAGCTGTTGTCCTAAAGCTGGATCATAAATCGAATCGCCTGATCCGTCGCTTAAAAATTCTATTTGCCTAGGTTCTCCAAACTCGCTACCTAGTGCCCATCTTCCTTGTACTTCTTTAACATAGAGTATCCATCTAATATTTCTTACATTTTCAACAAAGACAATTTCAGCCGTGCCGCCATTTGTGACGTCTTGCACAATTAATCCAACTTTAGGGATAACTGGCACGTCATTGATAACCTCTGTTGCATTGATAACAATATATCCGTCCCACAGATCTAATACATTATGAGTACGATTAAGTTCTTCAGGCGAAAGTCCTATGTTATTTGTGTCTATAAAATTTTGTGAATCAAAAGACGGAATGTTATTGTAAAATAAAGTAATTTGGTCTCCTGAAGATAATTCATCACTTACCTCTTTAGGAGCTCGTATAAGATAAAGATCTTCTTCGTCAAGGTTGGATTCATTGTTTGGAAGAGAAATAATTTCACTATAACGAGTATCAAGACTAGACGAAATATTTGTAGAATAATCTAATATGTTATAGTAATCCGAGTCTGTGTCTTGTTGGCTAAACTCGGTAATTAGATTTGTATAGACAAGTCCTAGTCCTTCGTCTCTGGTTTTATCTTCGATAGTATACGAAAAATCTAAATCAATTTTCCAAAAGCCTCCCCAATAATTTTCTATGTCTCTAATTTCATTTATTGGTGCAGCAGTATTATATTCACCTACAAATTCTCCTAGTTCGGTAATTAAAGAACCAACAAGACCAAAATTACCGTTTTGGTCTGCAATATACAAAGTTACTTCGGAGCCTTCATTATAGGCATACGAAACTGTTCCGAACGCATTAAGACTATTAACTGTTTGTCCAACTGTCGGTACGGTAGTAGCATTTTGAATATGTAAAATAATATCTACTTTTTCTGCAATTGTGTGTTCTCTTGTTATTAATTCAGAGTCTAAACCTTGTATCTCATTATTGAACGGCTCAACTGGCGTTAGCTCGTTATTATTCTGATATGCATATGAAAGTGTGTTCCATTTTAAAACAACCTTGTCTCCTATTGCAGATCCGTCATACATATCAACCGGTGCTCGTACTAATATATGACTTTGATTTGCTACTTCAATATTTTGAAAAGGATAGTTTGCTGTTAGTAAAATCGGGATTTCTTTATCATCTTCGTCGATCAAATTCAAATCGATTCGAGACTGTAGAACCGATGCAAACGATCCGAAAATTACATTAGAAATAGAACCGTTAATATCAGTTAATGCTTGCCATAAATTGTCTTGATATCTTACTATTTCGCCAGCAGCATAGTCGTTACTTTCAATAAAATCATCTCGAAAAGCAGTTTTTACATTTGAAGCATTAGGCGATCCGATAGCAAGATAGTCACCATTCTGCGAAATTGCAACGCTTGCGCCGAATCGAGGAAAGCTATCAGCAATATTGTTAGGTAATTCTAAAGTCTCAACAAGGCTAAAGGTTGAAGTAGGCGAAGGTCGTGTATATACACAGACTTGTCCGTCTTGGCGGTCCGGTTCTCCAACAACCAACACAGTATTTCGATCGTTCACATCAAAAGAAGTTGCAAAATTTGTACCGAGTTCGCTTTCTTCTTGAGAAATTATACCATTTTGGCTAAAAACTTTATTTCGTTGTAAAACTTTCCAATCATTATCGATGTTATCAACCCAAACTGTCTGTATACCGTTTTCTATATTTTTTGTTTGAGCATTTATACTTGCTTCGTTTTCGAATCTTGTAGATACAAACTTATAGATTTTACCATTAAATTTTTCTCCGGGTAGATCTATCGGGTTTTCTACAGAAATTAGTAAATAATTATTTTTAATATCATCAATTTGATACAAACCTTCAATGCTGGATTGATTATAAACGCCTATTATTTCTCCAATTTCAAAATTAAAATTAGTAGTATCAAGATATAATCTATATCCGTTTGTTCCGGTTTCTATTAATTCAATTGTGATATCTGTTCTTACAACAGTATAAATATTCCAGGTATTGTTTTCGTTTCCGATCCAGACAATATCAGAAAAATTTAAATCTTGAAAATTAATATTCAAGATATCAGCATACTGATCTACTTTAAAGTTTATATCTTCTGGATTAACATATCCGCTAGTTTTTAAAAAATAATTTTCGATTTTCTTTTCTGGAAACGGTTTATGATCGTACCCTTCATTTTTCAAGAAAACCTCGTAGGAAGGTATACGATAAACTAAATCATTTTTTGCAATTTGAGAATTAGTTAACTCAATTGGCTGAGGAGATGCGTTAAATTGAGTTTCGTCTAATTTGTATTGTACTTCTTTAAACCCCTGTGAAGCACCATATTGGCCTGCTTTTATGGCCCATTCTTCATAAAATTCTAAACTTTCTTTATTTGCATTCCCGAGAACGTCAAATAGTTTTAACAATGCGTTCGAAGTTCCTTTATCTTGTATAAAACCTTGATAAAATTTGTATTGGGAAACATCATCATTGATGATATTCGCTAGATAATCTCTATTCTGATATCCGATTAGGTGTTGAGCAAATTTTTGTTGTTCTTCGTCAAAGTTATCGCTGTCTAAATCGTAAAAATCTGCAAACTGATTTGTTTTATATTCCCAGTTAGGTAACAACTGCGGAGTCGGTCTTTCGGTAAGCAACGTCCATTCTTCAGAATTAAAAACCGGCGATCCTGGTATTCTATTTTTTGCAGCATAATATAATTCTTTGTATTTGACTGTGTCGCCGATTGCGTAGTCTTTCCACGGTTGCCACTCGGTAACTACAGCATTATCAAAAATAAATCCAGGAGTGTTAAACGAGCCGTCCCAGTTTGCTGTTCTATATCCAAGAACCTTTACTCTTTCTTGCCTATATCCAGGAATTTGATCATAAATTATATCGTTAAATGAAGTTTTATTATCTATTACAAAAACATGTTCCTTTTGAACAAGAGATAATCTTACTGCAAAAATGCCATCGGCAGTTGCTTTTGGCCGTATTTCAAAGAAATTAGGCTCTTCTCGTGTCAAACTCACAAACTCTGGAGAAAATTTATTTCCGTCTACTTTTAATAGGCTATAGCCATAAAACGTATCATAGATATCATCTACTACTGAAAATTCTGATCTAAACTTTAATCTCTCAGCAACAGGAGAAAGAGCTAAAACAGTCCCTGCGCTCCAGTTTTGTGTAGTCCAAAACATAAATTCTTTAGCCGAAGTTTCCCAGTTTGCAACAAAACCTGTATCATTATTGTAATAATCAAATATAAAACCTTTAGACTCTAAATAATTTTGATAACCTAATAGGAAATCGACTACGTCTTGAATAGTTGGTAAAAGAGTACCGTATGGTACTCTTGTTTCTTGGGTATTAAATTTTCTTTTGAAAATTGCATCTCGGCCTCCGGTAATAGGAAGTTTGGGGATTTTAACAAATTTTGTTTCGTCGAATACTGTTCCTGTATTATGCGATACCGAGACTCTATAAAATGAACCTTCAAACTGTATTGCAATACCCCGTGTTACAAATATATTTTGTTCCCACTGAGTCGGTACTTCAGAAATACCTCCAACATTTACACTAGGATTAGATCGAGAATCTAACGGGCGATTAAAAATAAAAAACGGACGTTGTTTATTGTAGCCTTTTATTACAAATCCTTCAGGCTGTTTTTCTATTATTACACCACTATAAAAAATGTTTTCTACAGGACTGCTTTGATTAAGAAAAATTTTATAATTTTCTTCTGGAATAAAAACATTGCCTTGGTTTGTCGGGGTTCTAGAATCTAGTATTACATTAAATTTATCTTTGCTAGTAAACCCTCCTAACTTAAATCCTATTTTATTATTAATAGACCTGAGTTTGTTTTTATATTCGTTGTAATTTGCCGAAACAGACGACGACAAATAGTCTCGCATGTAATTTACTAGGCCAGAAGAAAAAATCTTTTCGTTGTCATTTATAGAATTAGGAAATACTAACTTGCTTAATTGAATATGCTGATTAGGTTCATTATATATTATTTCTCCTGCAATACTTCTCTGTTGCCGTATTCTGTCAAAACAAACAGCCATAATTCTGTTTGGTTGATTAATAAACAGAGAAAGCAGCAGCGCAAATGGGTATTCAGAAGAACGTCTCCAGGCTGTTTCTACCGGTCCTTGGTCTCCAAATTTAAAAATTTTACTAAAATTATTTGGATTATAATCTTGGATATAACCCGAAGTTAACGGAGCAACTAAATTGCCTTCATTGTCAACCGGAAGCGCAGAAGTTAATCCTGGTCTTTTGTATCTATCTATTGCAATAGGTACGTTTCCTGATTCCCTTATTATTCCTTCTTCTAGATCTTCCCATAAAATTAAGTTATCTTTCGTATAAGGTGCAGGGCCGTATTGATCTTCCCACCATGCAGGCTTGCTAGTAAATCCTAGCATTTCCCAAGGATGAGAATGGGGCCTGTCAGTGTCAAAGGCATTTTTATAAATTGCACGCCAATAACCGCTAACTGGCTGATTAAGATAGTTACTTGAACCAGTGTAATTATAAGTAAACGGATTTTGTCTATTATAGAATCGATTCTCTGAATACTCTTCGTCAATAAGTTCGGTCCACTCGACAAATTCATTTAACATAGTATTTTCAATTTGTTCTTGTGTTAAACTAGTATTCGAAAAGATACTAGGCACAAATTCATTAATGTTAAACAGTTCTTTATCGTATGTTACTTTAATATTATTAAAAATTCTGTATTCTAGTTCTAAAAGAAGATCGTCTCTAAAGTCTCCAAAAGCCAAAATCTTGCTTCCGTCGTGGCCCTGAATTATTTCTTGTGTTTCTAAATAGGTATCGTCAATTAATTTTTCCGGAGTTGAGAGAGGATATAAACCTAATTTAGTCGGCGTAGGAGGAATAAATGATCCATTTGTAGATTCATATTCACATATTTCTAATACGTCGCCGCGTTTTATTTCACAATCTAATACCAAGAATCCTTCAGAATTAAACGTATAATCAACTGCAAAAAGAAGTTGTTTACGATTAAGATAAACATAAACTGCTTTATCATTTACTTCATTTAGACTAAAAGGTTCTATTAAACTAAAGAATTTTTGTTGGTCTGATTCAATTTCAAATTGTGCTACTTTTTCTCCTCGATATGCAAGCATATCTGAAAAGTAAAACGGATCTGAATTATTTTTGTAACGATTAACTTCTTTAAGGATCAAATCGACATGTTTTTTTACATCTCCGTTAAATCCTAAATCAAATGCAACTTGTAGGAAATTTCTTTTAAATTTTGCATACTCGTTTTTTGCAAAACGTAATGCTTTTACTAAGTTTGCATCTTTGTCAACCAAGTGAAACAAAGCTAAATTTAATGGAGCAGAGTGCTTAATAATTCTTTTACCAAATTTAGAAATGTTTTGTTGATCTCTTAAATTGCTTATTCCTGGAAACTCTCCAGAAAAGTTTTCTATTTCTTCAACAATACTTCTAGCATGATCATTAATTTCTCCGAGAGTTAAATCTCCTAGATTTTCATTAAGAGGATTCTTTTCTAGATTTGAAGGAATTTCATATAAGCCGTTGTTATTTTTAGGTGCTTTTGATTTTGCCTTAATTAAAACAATATCATTTTCGTTTAATCCGTTAAAGAACTGCACAAACGCAGTGTTTCTAGTATTATTAACTATTTGATAGTCTGACCCTTGTATTTGAAATTTATTGTTTACCGTAATATTTAATTCAAGATCAGTTAACAACCCGCTTTCGTCGTACATATCAATAGGAAAGAAAACATCATCCTGTACTGCAACAAACTGTCTAATTACTCGCTGATCACTAAAATTATCTGCAATTTTCCAACCGTTAACTGCATCAAATTCGGTACGATTCTTATACTGATGCAAAACACCTAATCCGGCTGGTTCTTGCAAAACCTGGCTTCCTTCAGGACAGTAAGTAGCTGCGTCTTTTAACAAATCAAACTCAAATACAATATCGCCTACATTTTCAATATTTCTGTAAGAAAGAGGAAATCCTAATTCAGAATCAACTATTCCATTATTGTTAACTCTGTAAGAAAAAATCTCAGTTCCATTAAAAATAGTTGCTTCGTAAATTTCTGGATCAGCTAAACTATCTCCTGAACAGTTATAAACTTCAAATAACGGAGCTTGGTTCACACTTCTTTTTTCTTGGGCTAACTTCCATTCAACACCGTTAAAAAATAAATTTCTTCCGCCAAATGTAGTACCTTGTCCGCATAGTACTACTTCGTTGGTTAGCGGTTCTGAATCGTCTGTTTCAGTAAGAGCAATTTGTCTATTATTTTGAAAATTAATAAAATTGACTCGATAAATCTTTGATCTGACCCTTTGATCGGTGTCAGCTGTGAAAAGAACCCGCATACCATTTTGTAGATTTACTCCGTCGATGTTGTAGCCCTGACTGCCTTCGACCGTCGAAAACACATCGGTTGTAAAGTTGTCAACCAAATCTACTGGCTGTTTAGCGATCGTTCCAAAATTAAATAACCTAATATTTGGCTCAAACTCTATTATAGGTCGAATTGCTCGTTGATTTTGATCTAATTCTAAACCGGTTTGATTAATTCTAGCAGCAGTCTCTATAATTTCTCTATGGAACCATCTATTGTACTTAGACCACAAATTTCCGTCTTGAGAAGATCTGTTTATAGTAAGATAATCTTTTTCTCGCGGAAATCCGATACTTCTAGAAAAAGGTGTGGTATCAAAACCTTCAGAATCAAATTCAACAAATTCATCTTCTACAAATGCCGTAGTTAGTGTTAAATTTTCTTCTGTAATTAAACTAATAAATTCTCCAACTCCTTCTACATAATAATTTCCTTCTTGAAATTTTTCTGGAAAAGTAGAACCTTGAAAATACACTTTCATACCATTTGAAAGCGAGAACCCATTAGTAGTGGTATATGTTTTTTTACCTAATATTTCTTGTTCAATATTAAGAAAAGATGCTTGATCAATATCATAGACTCTAATTAGGCCGCCGGCATTAATATCTTCATTAGAAAGATAATAGAGAAAATCAGGTGTTTCTGGACCTAATGTTAATTCAATTGTTCCGTTTTCTACGTTTTGTTTAGAAATTTCTTTTACAAGATTAAATGAATTATCTAAATTCCATTTCTCTCTATCTAACTCAAATAATTCGTCTATTGTTGAATTTGTTAAGTCTGAAAGAGGGCTAACTGCTCTATGCGGAACTTCAGCAGTAAAAATTTGTCCATTAAATTGAACACTTTCTCCTTCTAAATAATAAGTTCCTGGACGCCAATTTGGAGCAACGATTCTATTTGTTCTTATACTAATCGGAAGATTGGGAGAATCTATTTCAAATCTATAAGTTATTCCTCGATATAATGTTAATTCTGGGTTTTGAGTTAACCCGTCAGGAGAAAAAACAAAACCGCGATTATCCAAATTATCGACATTATTTACAGTATAAGTTGTAGCAATATTGGTTCGATTACCTGTAATTGGTATCGGATCAGGACCGTTTGGTAGCCAATAATATTCTCTAAAGTTAACAAGTTTATCCCAATCAACATGAGGATTCCATGCATAGTATTCTTGTTGATTAATAATACTATCGTTTAGATTGGAGTTTTCTAAATTTTTTAATTGGTTTCTATAATCGTTATAGTCCTTATAAAAAGTTATATTTCCTAAATTATCTTGAATTATCGATGCAGGCTCCAATTGATAATCGTCGCGTTGCTTACTAATGTCACCTAAATAAAAATCATCTGATTTAAATGCTTTTGCTTCTTTACGACCAATGTATCCATTTAGATTTTCTACTACGCCCGGTTGGATCATTTGATCCATTGTACTAGATAAAAATTTATTGTTAACTTCTGTTCTAAAGTATCTAGGAAGATGCTGAGAGCTTCTTCTACGATCGTCGGAACCGTCTGGTAATGGATACTCTTGCTGATCGTTATTGTAAGCCATTAGTAGAAGGGCCTCCTATTGTTAGGGGATTATCGTCTGCACTTTGTATACCAGAATTAATAGATCTAGCAGATGTTATTACATTTCCATCGGCATTTAGTCGATTTGCTGTAATTTCATCTATAATATCGATATCTTCTACAGTTGCAGCACTAATAAAAATTTCATCTGATTCTGCTTTAATTTCATAAAGAGATCCAAAACTTTGATCAGGTTGCACAGGAACTATAACAAATGTAATTATGTCCGGCGAAAGCTCGGCCATGACAAAACTTGCAAGTTCAGAGAAATAAAAGTTATCACCAAAATCCCAGTTTTCAAGAGCAAAAAATCTGTTAATAGTGCTTATCACTCTTGACTTTAAGTCGTTATCGTTGATAACAATGTCTTTACTTTTGACTATTTTAAAAGTTGCTTGCAAATCTGAGGTTGCCTTATTTCCAAATAAAATTTTATATTTGGCAGAATGATAAATTATTTCATCACTAATTGTTTTAATTTTATTTAATTCTTGGCCAAAACTAATGAATAAGTTATCACTACTAGCCGGAAGAGGTTTGTCGATTATAGCATCGTCTAAAAACAATCTAAATTGCGTGTCATATTGTCGTGTAAGCAAATAGATATCAATTATGTTACTTGCACTTGGATCAATTCTTGCATTCTCATCAGCATTATGTATATAATGAAATTTAATCCCCGATCGGCCTATTTTGGCTCGAAAACTGGTGTTAATTGTGAAATTACCTGTATTTCGATTGAGATTTTCAAAGATGTCTTGTTCAATAAAATAAAATAATTGACCGTCTGAATAGTTACTTGTAATCACCCCAGAATTTTTTGATTGTAAAATTTCTACATTTATTTCTTCAGGAGAAACAAAAACATAGTCAATAAGTCCGTCTTGTGATTCTTCTTTTCTTAAAAACACAAGTTTATCTTGAATATTCTGTGTTTCATTAACTACTTGGTCAAAAATTTCGGGGTCATCTACAACACCGTCGTCGTCAGAATCAAAAAACGAAATTTCTATCTTTTTGCTATCCACATACCCGTTTTCGTTTCTAAATTCTTTTGTAACTTCCCAATCAAAATCCTTATTAAAGGGTTCGGTTGTATCTGGCTGGGTATTAATTCCTAAAACAGTAACCTTGTCTTTTACTGTTTTACCGCTTTTGTTATTAAAAATCTTTTCTGTACTATCAAAATAGAACCTTATTTCTCTGTCACTTTCGAAAATATATCTCAAAGATCTATAAGTGATAGTATATTTTTCTCCGTCTGTTTCAAATAACAGTAACCAACTAGAATCTAACTGCTGTCCTGTAGTATCACCAGTTTTGCCTGTTGAAAAATCATCTATAATATTTAGATTATTTTGAGAAACAATTTGCCACTCTCCGATATTTTGGTCATAACGTAAACCAAATGTTCTTAGATTAAAAATTTCGTTAATTGCTTGAGATTCTACATTCTGGACTAGTGCATTAGGGAGAGGCGTTCTAATATCGACAATTTTTGCGCCAGTTGGTATTACATCGTTTAAAATAACAGAACCAAACTCGTTTTCTTGAACTGAAGTACCGTCGTTAACAATCGAAACAACTTTACTCCATTTATATAAAGATCCGCCTCTAAAATCAGGTTCTCCTTGAATCAGCTCTCCATTTAGAAAGTGAAATCCGTCTGGTGCTTCGAATTTAAGGAGAGAATTAAGTTTTACAAACTTCATATTAGATTCAGTAAAGTTTCCTAGTCTAACGTCATCTCCGTTTAAATCAATAAAATTACCTGTGCTTTGATTGGTATCTGCAGTTTTTTGTTGCCAGCTATTATTTAGGTCGCGAACCGAAACTAAAGGAAATTGATCTAAATAAAAATTATTTAATCTTCTATCTTTTAAAATTGGTTGGACTGTGTTAACTATTTCGCCTTCGATGTCGGTTAGATTTTCAAAATTAAGAGACTGTTTTACATCAAGAAAATCTTTAAATAAGGCACCGTCCGTACCAAATAGATTAGTGCTAGAATACTTTCCGGTTGCATCAATTAGATCAAAATATCTAGAAATTCCGCTCGATGTTCGATTAACTGCTTTAGCTTTAACAATCTCTTGACTTATACTAAGCGGCGCTACTTGATAATCTTCACCAGTAACCATTCTATTTTGCGTGTAATAAGTCGAAGGTGCTCTAGATTTTATATTTGCACTTGTTTCAGTAGTCGAACCGTTAACAACTGTGTATTCTAATGAATATGAAATGGCAAGTGTTTCTGCATTTCCTGTACGAGAAATATACGGTATCCTTACTACAATTCCTCTCATGTCGCTAGGTGTAATAAATAACCTAGAATTTACGCTGGATCTATAGTAAACTCTAAAACTGCCTTGTGGAAGATTTCCAAATGTGCCGTCGGCAAAAATAAGACTAATTCTATCTTCGATCCTAGTAAGAACAGAATAAATGTCTCGTTGATTCTTTTCAATACTATTATAGATTATGTTGTTTCCTTCAACAGAGTCAACCTTTGTCCATAACTTTTGTTCAACGCCGTTTTCATTAACTGAATATAACCAGACATCTGAGTTATTAATGTTTCTTTGGTCAATTGCAACTACTTGGTTACTACTGGGATTAGTAACGGAAAAATTACCAAAATCTAAAACTCCTTGTCTAAAATGACTAAAATATCCTGTATTTGTACTAGAAGGGCCTTGTCCGTCATTCCTATATAAAAAGCCAAATCTTCTGTTAGGCAACGGTGCTTCTTCTACAATAGAATCGTTGGTAATACCCGTAGAAACTACTTCAAAATTAACCGAACGCCCGTCTACGTTTTTTGTAAAACCGTAAACTGGAACTTGCCTGCTTGCACTATTAAGTTTATATTGCTGCGTGGTAACTCCGTTAATATTTTCTTGTTTAACAGGATTTCCTATTTTAGCATTAACCGACAGTGCTGCATTAATGACTCTATCAAACTGTTCATTCCAGTTAGAATTTGCAGGATCGTTCCAAATTATTGTTCGATTTCTAAGATTAAGGTTATTCGAATCGCTTACTTCTTCTGTAGTCGAAACTGCTGTTATTTTTAAAAGACCGTTTGATGCTTGATTTCTTTTTGGATTATACGATAATAAGCGAGCAAGCCTTAATACACTTTCTCGACGTTCGGCTAATTCTAAAAAATTTTCTCTTGCATTAAGATCGATTCTAAAAGAAATATTTTGGCCAAGATATGCAATCATATCTATCAAAGCCAAATATTCAGACGATTCTATATAATCATTAAAATCTTCTGGATAGTTTTCCCGAAGATAATTTATCATAGTTCGTCTTAGATTATCAAAGTCGTAACTTTGAAATTCTGCATTTCTAAATGATTGATAAATCCTTTTCCAATCTTCTGTAACTAGTAATCGATTTTGCCTATCAGTAGAAGACATTCACTAAACCTCTGTATAAAAATATTTATTCTTTATATTAACTGCGTATATTATATAAGACCAGCGTCTTCGTCAAAATTAAAACGCAATTGTTCTGAAATACTATAAGGGAGATATTTTAAAGTACATTCTACCTGTATGCCTTTATCATATCTGTCGACTATTATTTCTTCTACTCCGACGCGCGGATCATAGTTAATAATTTCTGATACATTGCTTACAATGATATCTCTAAGTTGATCGGTCAAAGGTTCGTATAGAACATCCCAAATTATAGTTCCAAAACTTGGATCGCTTAACTTTTCGCCTTGTCTTATATGAAAATGATTGATAATATCCTGTTTGATAAGAGCCAAGTCATAAAGGACCCAGTTTTGTGAGTCAGGATTTACTGTAGATATTCCTCGATATGCTCTACTTTCAATAGGAGGCTGAGATTTTTTATTTGCGGGAATATTTATTTGTTTGTAAATGTTTTTTTCTAACGAGCTCATAATGTATTTAACCTCCTTTAATTACCTTTTCTGAAAGTATCAGGAGTCATAGTGTACTCTGCTGTTTGCGGTGGAGTTAAGTCGATTCCGTCTCCGGCATCGTTTAATTTTTTAATATCAGTTTCTTCTGGAGTATAATAGGCCGGATTAAGATTTTCATGTTGAAGCCATGGTTCGTGTTGCGGAACTCGTCTTAGTATAACTTTTTCTTCTTCTCCGGGAAGTTCCCATGTTGTTAAAGACTCTGCGGGTGTTGCTAGTTGAGCCGACGATGCTGCCGAGGACTCTCTTGCAACTGCATTTGGGTCATTAATATGATAAGTTTCAGTAGTTGATGCAAAATAATAGTTGCCGCTTTTTACACTAATATCTCCCGAAACTGTAGTAATATTATTATGTTTTTCTGATTTAATATTAATAGACTCGGATTCAGATTGTAAATTGATATTTTTTGTAGAAAGAAGATTTGTAGTATTATCAGATTGTAAATTAATGTTTTGCTGAGTTACAACATTAAAATCGCTGCTGTTTGATGCAAAATTAATTTCTTTTTCGGTACTTGTGTGAGAAAAACCGCCTATTGTAATTTGATTATTTTCTCCTACAATCACTTGTCTATTATTAACTGCTTCTTCTGCAATATTGTTATTTGCCTTGACATTGAAATCTCTGCCCGCTTCAAAATTTATATCTCTATCTGCTTTAAAATTTATATCATTTTTAGAATGAACAGAAACAGAGTCTTCTGCAAAAATATCTATTTTGCCGTTAGAAGTTAGTTCAATCCATGTAGTGCCTTTAGAATTAGTTACATATACTAAATCTTCAGAGTTATGTAGAATTATTTGATGGCCCGTTCTAGTTTTTATCCTTAACATTTCGTTATGGGGTATAGTAACGTCTCCGTCAGTTTCTCCCGCATCAGAATTTGCATATTCAGAAGGATTTTCGGAAGCAGATCCTTTTCTTAATAAAGTTGCGTCTCCGTCGTCGAATACAATACTGCTTCCTCCTAGTCTGTTATGAAAAATTTGCGCTTTGTCTAATGGGCCATAATTGGTCTTAGGAGCATCAGGGCGGCGATCGTACGGCCCAGGTGTTGAAATTCCAAAAACAGACGACGGTAATTCTCTTCTTGCACTAGACGAAGTTATTCCTCTAGTTTCGTCGTTTTCGAGTCCTTGTTGTTGCAAAACTGAAAGCTGATCTTGATTAATCGGTTTGGTATATTGTGTAGCATCGTTCCCTTGAATAACTTCGAGGCGTTGCTTGTTATATTCTCCGACAGGTAATTTTTTTGAATTATCTACCGAATTATATGTTGTAGAAACATCGCTTGCAGGTAACATGAAATTTGTATATGTTTCTGGTATACAGCCAAGCCAAAACCCCTGGCCTGCTTCTGCAAAAATTACAAGTACCTTAGTTCCAATATCTGGAGGAACAAACCACATACCGGCTGATTTTTGGCTAAATTGGTGCTCGGTATTAGGCTGGGTTCCGTCAAACGGTGTTGCTGAATAAAAGGGGCTAAGATAGGAAACTGGAAAAATCAATCCAGGTTCTTTAGGAGCATTACCTGAACCTGTTTTAGTAAGCAGCTCTACTTCTAGGCCTCCCATATAATGGCTATCTAAGTGATTCCTTACAATAGCAACAAAAGGTCCAGGATTAAAGCTTCGACTTACACCAGTATCAACTGTTCTTTTAATTTGGCCAGTGTAACGGTTTACAAAATCATCTTTTGACATAATTAATCATCATTGTTATTTCTTAAATTACTCGTAACGTCTAGCGTGGTTCCGACCCCTTCTGCAATATCAATAATATCAGAAATAGTATCTGTTATTCCATCAAAAACACCTGTAATTGTGTCTTCAGCTGTTTCGAATACACTACTAAAGTCACTAAAACTAGATACACCTACTAAACTAAAACCAAAAGAATCTGTCTGCTCAATAAAGGGCGAAAGAGATGCTTCTTCGCCGCCTTCGGACATGCCACCTTTTGGTAATGAATCTCCTTCGAATTGATTTGGTCTGCGGATAAGTGACAACGTCTGAGTAAACCGATTTGATTGTATTTTATTTGTAACTGTTACAACTTGATACAAACCGCTGAACTCTGCAACAGGTTCTCCGCTATCTGCAGGAAATGCCATTAATCCGTCTTTTCCTATATCAATCGGTGTTTTAAAATTTACCAAAATGTCAACATCTCTTGCTTGATAATTAATTGTGTTATTGTTTGTAATATTTTTAGCGTTGCTTGAACTTCCAGCATTATAGTTTCCCATGCCGCTATCGGCAATGTAATACGGGTCTCCCCAGATTTCCATTTCTGCTGTAATAAGATCTACGTTGCTGTTAACCATTGCTTCGTTAAAGACTCTTGCAATCTGTGTTTCTGGATGGTTTTGAGTACCACCTCCTTCAACTGGTTTAGGTAACACTGCATAAGATGCTGGGAATGGTCGTGAAAACTCTGAATTTGGTATGGACTGGTTGCCGTTGCTTACAGAAAAAATAGTTTCGTTATTAATTGCAGCGGTGCTCGATGACGAAGATATCCTAGCATCTTGTCCTAATTGTCCAAGATCCGGCGTAAGTGCTTTAAAAAAAGCAACATTAAATGCAATTTCAAAATCTAGTACATCATCGTTTTGACCAGAATAAATGTAATCGTATTCTTTTACTGCTTGTTGTTTTAGTTTATCAACGCCTGGTGTTAAGTCTGTTGGTCCGTAAAAACGAGAAACGTGAGTTTCAAATAGAACTACTCGGTAAACATAAACTTTAGCTGATCGACCAGCTTTAGCAAGTGTAACATCGTCAGAAATATTATATACATCAGTTTCTATTCTGAACCAAGTAATCATGCCATCATTAGTAGGCTCTTGTGCTCGTAAGTACAGGTTTCTTCCATATTCAGATAACAAAATAACTTCTTCGATAATATCTTGTAATCGCGTACCTTTTTTAAAATTTAAACGCACAGTGCCTTCGCTGTCTACTTTTATTGCATCTCTTTTAAAGATACCTGTGTTGAGTTGAGATTCGTCTCCTTCGCCATAGAAATCTTCTCCCGAGTCAAAAATAGTTTTTTGTATTTTTGACAAACCTATTTCACTAATATTTCTTTCGTCTTCGACAAATTCTTGTATTCCTTCTAGAGAAATATCTGATTTATTAACTTCGGTTATAGTTTGTCCAATGCCCGGCGGAACATCTAAAGCACCCGATTCGTCAGCAGCATTTGCCGCTAGTCTTTGATTTCCAGAACTTCCTGGAACTTCAAAGTAAATAACAAAAGAATCTCCGATTCCTTTGTTGCCAGACGATTCTAGTCGTTTTTCTCGCTTGTTTAGCAGCGAAGTAAGGCTTTCTTGATTTGGTTTTTCAATTTGAAGGATATCGGCTACAGTTTCTCCTTTAATATCAACATCTTCTTTTATTGTTTGAACTTCGTCTGATAGTGCTGTTTCATTATAAGGAATAGCTTCGACACTATAGTGAGAACCGCCAGCATCAACATTAAAACGAACATCAATAAATTTCATTGGAAAAATTCGTCTTGACTGAGGAACATTAACAGAATTTCCTTTATCGTCCCAGCCTACAAAATCAACCATTAACACATATGGAACTTCGAGATAGTTTCCGGTTCCTTGTTGTCCGTTTTTTTGTGTGGCTTGATATGCTGCAACAGACATTGTTTGTAAAAATATGCCCATCGAATAAGGTTCATACACACTAAAACGTATTCCTGTAGCATTTGTCTGCCTTGATTTATTATTTGGTGCAATTATAGAGTCAATTTCTACATCATCTATATAATATTCTGTTGTAATTCCTAAAGATTTTTCGTAAGCAGTTTTTACTTGCTTGTCTGTTGTGCCGCCGGATTTTAACAAGATTATTTCAGGACCGTTTTTTATATAAGTATCATCAGGAAAATTTAATTCATTATCAGTTAATACTCCTAGTGTAAAAATGCAACTGTAAGACGAAAATCTTGATAAAGGATTCTTATACGGAAGGCTAGATACGTTCGGTGTGTTTGATTCTGCAGACTGCGTTGTGGCTTCAGAAGAAGTTGATGAAATTGTTGCTCCGGTTAAAAATGATGGGCCGGTCGATGCTGCATCAACAATTTCTTCTGCAGAAGTAGGTACAAAAATTGAAGAAGGATTTAGTGGCATATTAATAACCTAAAGTATCTCGAAGTCTATTTCCTTGTGGAAGATAAATTTCTAAACCAGGTTTAAAATCATAAATTGGATCTTTTAAAAGATCTAGATTTCTTTGTGCAAAAACCCACCATAACTTTTCGCTACCGTACAAATCATAAGCAAGAAGATCAGGCCTATAAGTGTACTGAGTTTCAATTTGATAAACAATGTCGTCGTTTTCTGCAGGAATAGGCCTAATATTAAGAATACCAAGATACTGATCATTAATAATTCTTGTCCTATACCATGGGCTATGTGAAGTATAATTTGCCATTAAATAAATCCTGGCCCTTTTGGTTCTAGTACATAATCTCCGCGGGCAAACTTATCTAAATCAAATTTATTAATTGTATCTCTGCTGTAAACTGGGAAAACAGTGACTCCTATTTCCGAACGAGTAGGGACCCAGCTACCGTTTGCACCTATATCTACTTTAATATAATCAACATCGGTGCCAAGAGTAACATTAAATTGCTCAACTATAACAGGAACATCATTAAAAACAAAATCTCCGTAACCATTGAGTTTTACCACAGGAGGCGGAGTTCCTTTTTCACTTGAATTTCCGTATGCCATTTTTGTTATAGATCTTAAATAATTAACAGCAGCAATCCAGTACTCTCCTTCAGAGCTGTTCTCTGCTGTAAATTCGCCTTGTATTACAAAACTATCAATTGAACTGTTTTGATAAATCGGAAAAGGATAATTCGAATGCACAGGCGAAATTTTATCGTAGTTAGCAGAGTTTACAATATAGATATTTGGTGTATAAGGAAAAACCATTCCGCCTGTTGCTTTTAAAGGAGACAGTAAACCATCTTCTCCTGATTTCATTGGCCCGCTGGTAGGCAGGCCTAATTTTACTCTCCAGTCATATCCTTCTTCGACATTCCAAGTTCCTTCGGCAAATCTATTAGCTTGAGGATTGGCGCCAGGCAATAGATTTGCCGACCTTAGTGCTCTGCCAAGATCAGTTGAATCGATTGTTTCTAAAAGAGCATCTTTTCCTCTATCTAAAAGATTTTGACCTATACTGCTCGGATCGAACGCCATTTTTAAGTCTCCTTTAAGTATTTAGTTGACAAAATTAACTACATATATTACAATGATAGTCTAAATAGGAGAATCCATTGAGGAAAGTTAATTACCTTAACAACAAAGATTTATTAGCAGAAATACACAAATCAAAAACTACATTTTGTTCTTTCACACAGCCCGAATATCATCGGTACGACATAATACTTACATCACTTGATCGCATTAACATACGCACGATTGCTGAGGCAAAGCGAAACAAAGCAAAACGTCTATCTCAGGCAGATTTTGAAACTAGAAAACAGGCGGGCGAAAAAGTAAAACAGGCAGACTGCGAAATAGATTATAAAAAGATTACAAAAGGTGAATTAATTTTTCGAGTAATGACATTTGATCATATTCCGGAAGAACCAGGCAGAAAAAAGAATCCTAAGACTGTAGCTGACACAAAAGTAAAACTGAACTTTCCGCCATTCCAGCATTGGAAGTTTGATGAAAACGACAACCTTGTTTGTGTAGGAAAATCACACTGGTCGGGCGATGTAGACACTGGCGAATTTTCTAAGTCAAAAGGACAAGCTACAGACAAATTAGCTCGTATGTGGTTGAAACTGGTAGATCGTTATGCCACAAAAGGCAACGTTAGAGGTTATACATACAATGACGAGATGAAAGGACAGGCTATTCTTCAGCTTTCGCAGATTGGCTTACAGTTTGACGAATCCAAATCAAACAATCCATTTGCCTATTACACAGCAGCAGTTACTAACTCTTTTGTGAGAATTATCAACATTGAAAAGAAAAACCAGAACATTCGAGACGATATTCTTGAAATGAACGATCTTAATCCTTCTTATACTAGAACTCATAATAACGAATGGGAAACTGCAATGAGAAGAGAAAGCGAATATAATAATAAAGATTCTATTTAAAATGCAACTTTTGCTTAATTGTTTTCTTGAGAATGAATTTACACAGTGTAATTTTTGCACTCCGACCGGAGATCTCTTTTTAGAATCTTACAAAAAAAATAAAAAATCACTTACTTATTTAAAAAATAAAAAACTAATTTATAGTTCAACAAAGTATACTAAATGGAATAAAGACACTGATATATTTCAATATCTAAAAAAAGAAGTCTTATTAGAATTACAACAAGGAAATGCACTTTTTCTTCTAGATTTTGGTAATGAGGGATTTAGTCCATACCAAGTGCCCTATTTTGATTTTTTATATTTTAATTGTCAAAGATACTCTGTTTCTCCAAAAAATATTATCTATATCACAAGTAATCTCTATGATTTAGAAAACTTAAAAAAATTTTTAAATAAAAAAAATCTCGAGCCGCTGAATGTTTTTTGTTATCCGTTCTTTGAAAGAAACTTTAACACTAGAATAAACGACATTTATCAAAAAACAACTGAAGAGAGATTTGAAACAGCTTATATTGATTGCCAAACTGACCATAAAGACAGAATTTTTTCAAGTTTAAGTAGAAAAAATAGAAAATATCGAACAATTGGAACTTATTTTCTTTGTGATTCAGACATTGCAAGATATGCAAATATAAGTCATGATGCGATCCCTAAAACTCTGTTACTACAATGGTTTAGAGACGAAAATCTTCTAGACAAAGTTCAAGAAAATAAAGTACTCAATTGGAATAACAAATTACCTTTAATAATTGATCGATTAGACTTCGACAAAAATTGGGCGTTGCCTGATTTTGACTATAAAAAAATTCACAGCGATACAATCTTTCAAATTGTAAATGAAACCGAAGTAGAAGACTATAATAATACTTCTCTTTTTTTCAGCGAAAAGACTTTTCGCCCGATCGAAAACTTTCAACCATTTGTAATCTACGGTCAAAGGTATTGTAATCATTATCTAAAATCTTACGGATACAAACTGTATGATGACTGGTTTGACCTAAGTTTCGATATGGAGAAGGATCCAATTAAAAGATATGAAAAGTTACTTAAATCAATAAAACAAGTAGTTGACAAATTAAAGAATCAATCTCCTGCTGAAAGGATAGAATGGCGTTTTAAAAATAAATCAAAGCTTATTCATAATTTTAATACTATGATTACAAATACACATAGTCTAACAAAAATAGATCATTTTTTGTTTAACATAAATGGAAGATTACATAACGGAATATAATATGAGCAAAATTTTAGTAACTGGAGCAGCTGGTTTAATTGGAAGAAAATTATGTGAACAACTAGGAACACACCATGAAGTAATCGGAGTCGATAATAATCAGCGTTTTAAGAATGTAAAACCGTTAAATTGCGAATTTGTACAAGATGATGTGAAAAATTTTGTAGAAAGTAACAAAAATAATTTCGACATAATTTATCATATGGCAGCAACAAACGGAACAACATCTTTTTATAAAAATCCAACAGATGTTTTATACAATAACACAACTGTTGATTTGGCGGTTTTTAAATTTGCAGAGAAAAATCCTAACACAAAAATAATCTACGGGAGCAGTAGCGAAATTATTTCAGGAATAAAGCAGTTTCCGTCTAGTGAAATCAATGATGCTTTCATTGAAAATATTCATAATCCACGATGGAGTTACAGGTTACCTAAAATACAAGCAGAGAACTATCTAGTTAATAGTAACTTAAATTATATTATTATTAGATTTTTTAATGTTTATAGCGAAAATACAGGAGAAGGTCATTTTATTAGAGATATCATTAATAAGATTTCTCTAAATAATTTTACCTTAATCGGCGGGCACGAAACACGAAGCTTCTGTTATGTAAACGATGCCGTTGATGCCATGATTTCGATACAAGACCTGTCCTGTGAAATAATTAATATAGGAAGCGAAGAAGAAATCAGTATTGTTGAGGCTGCAAACGTAATTGCAAGTAGCTTAGGAATACACAACATAACATGGGAGATGCAGCCTTCTTTACAAGGCAGTTGTCAACGTCGATGCCCTGATATTTCGAAACTTAAACAGGTTTTTCCTGATTACTCTCCTAGAAAATTTGACGAAATAATACCAAATATTATTGAGGAATTAAAAAATGATATTGCAAGGACACATAGAACCAACTTGGAACATAGAACAGATTAAAACTTTTCCTTATAAATTAGATTCATATAAAGGCGAAGAAAAAAATGCTTTGTATGTGTCAAAAGGACACTGCGAACAATCTTTACATCTCTACAATTGTTTTGAACAAAATCTTCCAACTGAAATTTTATCACTTAAAGACCAATTTACATTTTTAAAAAAAGTAAGTCTAGCAATAAATCTTTTTACTCCGGGACAATATTTGCCGTTGCATGGCGATTTATATACTAGATACAGAGAACTGCACAATTTAAAAAACGAAAACATCGTTCGAATTATGTTATTTTTAGAAGACTGGGTTCCTGGACAAATATGTCAAATTGAAAAACAAGCTTTTACTGATTGGAAATCTGGCGATTGGTACGGCTGGAAAAACGACGACATTCACACATTTTATAATTTAAGCTTAGAAGATCGTTATGCAATTCAAATAACCGGAATTTTTCAACAGGACTAGGACAAATGAAAATAGGAATTATTGGTCTCGGTGCTGTAGGCCAAGCTTTAAAAAAAGGCTTTGAATTTATTGAACATGACATTTATGTTCACGATGTTAAATTTAATACCAAAATTACAAACTGTTTAGATACAGAAATTATTTTTATTTGTCTGCCGACACCGTTTTCTTCGTCAAATGCGTGTGATACTCATGCAATAGAAACTTGCCTAAATCAGCTTGAAGATCTAAATTATAAAGGAATTTGTGCAATAAAAAGCACAGTTGTTCCGGGGTTTACTGAAAAAATGATTAGTCGGCATAAAAACCTAAAAATCTGTTTTACTCCCGAATTCTTGCGAGAAAAATATGGAGAGGTTGATTTTGTTAAAAATCAAAAAATACTTGCCGTAGGAACAGACAATACTGAAATTTACAATAAAATACTAGATGCACACGGCTCTTTGCCTTTTGTAAAACAAAAGATGTCAGCGGCTGAGGCAGAAATTTTAAAATATATGACAAATTGTTATAGTGCTCTTAAAGTAACATTTGGTAATATATTTTACGAATATGCAGAAAGACTAGACTGCAATTATAATAATATCAAAGAAGCGTTCGTTCAAACTGAAAGGACTGCTAATTGTTATCTAGATGTAAATTCAGAACTTAGAGGTTTCGGTGGCCGCTGTCTACCTAAAGACCTTAACTGTTTTAACGAAACACTGAAAAACGAAAATCTCAAATTTACACTGTTAGACGCTATTATTGCCGATAATAAAAAATTTAATAACATTTAGGTTGACTTTTTACTTAAAGATCATATACTTGTAACATATGTTTGACAAAGCTGCGGTATTTACTGACCTCCACCTAGGACATCATTTGATCAGTTCTTTTATTTTCCAGGAAATCATGATTTGTACTACAAAGACAAAAGAGATGTGCATTCTGTAGAATATGCAAAACACATTCCTGGCATTACAGTAATCAACGAACTGTTTGAACAAGACGATGTTGCAATGGTTCCGTGGTTAGTAGAAGATGAGTGGAAACGTGCTGCGAAAATGAAATCACGTTATATGTTTGGCCATTTTGAACTGCCGCACTTCTATATGAACGCAATGGTTCAGATGCCAGACAACGGCGAATTAAAAGCAGAACACTTTCAGCATCAGGAATATGTATTCACTGGTCATTTTCATAAGCGTCAGCAGAGAGGCAAGGTTCACTATATTGGTAATGCATTTCCGCATAATTTTGCAGATGCCTGGGACGATGCACGAGGCATGATGATTCTTGACAAAAAGAACGACAAAGAGCCGGTATACATTAATTGGCCAGATGCTCCTAAGTATAGAACCGCAAAACTCAGTGAACTGCTAGATCCTGAAAAAACTATTGCAACAGAAAAATGCTATCTTCGAGTCACTCTTGATCTTCCGATATCTTTTGAAGAAGCTTCTTTTATCAAAGAAACCTACATCGAGCAGCACGGTTGCAGAGAAATCACTCTCATTCCGCAAAAACAGATCGAAGAAATTTCCACTGATGTTGACATTTCTACATTCGAAAGCGTAGACGAAATTGTTTCTAAAGAAATCACAGCAATCGATTCAGACTCATTTGACACCAGCACACTACTGAGCATTTATAACGAACTATGATCAGATTTAAAGATTTAACAGTGAAAA